TTAGTATTTAATAAAAACTTTGAAAAAAAAAGATTAAATACAACTATAAAATTACCAGATAAATATAATAAAAATCAACAGTTGAATAAATTAAATCAAAAAATAATAGAATTATACGGAGAGATTCATAAATTGAATTTAACCGATTATCCAATCGAAACAATCGTTAAAAAAATACAAATTCCAAAGGATATGTATATTATTTTAAATTGTAAAACACCTTATTTATATATTAACAATGATTCAATAACTATTATACATAAATTACAAAAGGATTATGATTTACAAAATGAAATAGATTATTTTTATAATAATCAATCATTATATACCCCAGTTACAAATCAATCATATGATAAATATTTAAATAGTTATTCTATTTGGAAACCTAATCGTATAAGTTTAACTATAAAAAATAAAAAAATTGCTATTTTATACAAATATAAAACCGAAGAGTTTTTACATTATTATTCTATGACTCTTCCAACAGATGAATTTAATATATATTTGTATTTAATTTATATGAATACTGATATTATACATAGATATGGAAAAGAATATAGTATTTTTTATGTTCCAGAATAATAATTTATTTACATAATACAACTATTTTCGAAAAACAAAATACTAAAGATAAATATATTATAAGTAAAATAAAAATCAATATAAAAATACGAATCAATAAATAGTAACATGTCTTACAAACAAGTAAATACGCAAAAACAGTTATTGTTGGATAATTTAATGGAATTTTATAAGAATAACGAGAACTTAAAAAAGATGACCAATGTCATTAATGGTGAATCGAAAATATCTCTGCGAATTATTGATTGGTTTGTAACAAATTATGCAAAGAAATATTATACAGTATATGAAATACCGCAAATAATACATGGAATACCATCAGACACGCATAAAATAAGGTTCAAGGTATATAATGATTACAAGTTGAAACTGAAAGCATATGCAAAGAAGAATTTCGATCCTTTTTGTAGATGGGAGAGAATTTCCATACCGTACGACAATGACAACTATATGGAAACGACAATCGGTCAGCTTAACTTTTTCAAATGGGCAATTGAGAGTAAAATAATTGATTATATTCAACAGCAATATCAAGAAATAGAGAACGATATGAATACACGGAATAGCACATCAAAACGATTAGCAAGTATTGAAAAAGATGATAATGGAAAAACGAGAAAAAAACGCGAAGAATTATCTATATCGGCATGTAAATGTATTAAAAAAGAGGATGTAAAGATTATTGTCAAGTTTAACTAATAAAAATAATAATAAATGATTCAAATATAAGAATCATTTATTATAGTATAATGGATATAACAAAAAAATATGTAATGTCAAATATAAAAATACCTATTGAAATAAAAGAAAATAACAAATGCGAACCATATATGGATTTATTACAAATGGAAATTACACCATTAGACCATTTACCAGATCCAATCACAGACACTGTATTAAAAGAACAATTGAAACAGAATTTGTATATCTTTTTGAGTAAAATGTTTCCTGAACATAGAGACGAGATACCAGGTTCTTCACCTGAACAAATAAATGTTATACAAGAATCAAAACCAAACTCCGAATCAGAACCAAAACCCGAATCAGAATCAATACATCAGATATACATAGACAAGGAAGAAATAAAAAGATTAAAGAAACCGATGAATACAACATTCAAAACGTATAATAAAAAAACGTGTAAAAAATATACTATAAAAAATTACGATAATAATGGTCTTTGATTTTTCTGAATACGCATAGGATCCGGCATGACTAATGGTATACGATCAATAATAGCTAAACTTTCCAACTCTTTCAATGCTGGTTTTGTTTCAGGTAAAGGACTGACTAGATTTGTTGATCCAATACCTTTTAAATAAGAATCAATGTCTGCGTAATTATGCGATAATGTAGCAGGACCCATTTGACCCATTATTAACCCATCGCCAGCAAAATGAGTTGTAATCGCCTTTCCATTCGGTTGATGTTCATACATAGAATATAGTCTTTGTGATTGTCTAGATTCTTCTTCGGCACGATAATTTCCTCTGTCATTTTTATTTCGTGTAGAAGTCATTATATATATGATAAATATTTTTTATTTTTGTAAAAATCGATTCTTTAATGTAATATAAAAAGGGTTTTTGTCAGAGAATTCATTAGGGTTCTCCAAAAATGCATTCCATACATTATAAAAATCGCAAAAATAATCATAAGACAAAAGTATACACAACCCAGTATCTTTATCCAATGATATCATTAATGCAGCTGCTAAACTATATAGTTCGTCGAATAAAATATTTCCTGAAGTTTTTTCAAGAATATTTGCCATTCCTTTGCTCATCGCAACTTCATCTATTAATAGTTCATCACAAGTTTCATCATCATATTCATATTGTTTTATTTCTACCTGTATATTTTCTACATTCATATTGAAAAATTTACGAATAGAATTGCGATATTCTTTATTGTTGGAATACATATATGATAAAACAAATAATATTTATATCTTTGTAAATATTATTGAATTTATTTCTTAGAAGTTTTGCGACGACGACTTCTTGTCTTGCGACTCTTAGACTTCGACTTCTTAGACTTCTTTGATTTTTTAGAGCGGCGTTTAGCACCACCGGATAAAGGTAGTTTTGGCATTTCGCTATTGCCACCTTTAACACGTGCTTCAGCACCACTAGTTGATAAACCAGTTACATCACTTGCGAAATCAGCGATACCTGTCATTATATAGTATATATAGATATTTATTTGGACATTGTGGCATTTAACAATTCGCGAGCTGAAGCTCCTCCTCTAATCCATCCGTCCATTGCCATTTCTTGAACCAAGTTTGCCGGATTTGTTATTTGTGAACGCAATTCGTCTCGCATAGGGTATTGATTACAGTCCATATATGATTTTTCAGAGATAGTTCCAACGCTTTTTAAATCACGTATCATTTCGCCCTGCTGAAGTTGTGACTCTAATGTAGGATCACCGCCACCTTTTCCTAAATAAGGAACAGTTAAAAACGGACGTTGAAACAATTGGAGTTTTTCAAATGGTCTTTCATTTTCAGATTTATTAAATAGATTTGATTCAATATCAATTACTGCACTTGCAACGCCGCCATTTCTAACAAGTATACCTGGTTGTTGAGTAGCAAATTGAACCTGGCTATCGGAAGCACTATTGCTAAAAAAATTTGAAACGGTGTAACTGCCAAATCGAGTATTCTGAATATTCTGTTGTGTTTGATCTGTCATATCAGCGCTAAGACTTCCCATATTGTTGAATGTATAACTATGAAGAGAAGACATAATATAATATATACATACTTTTATATTTTTTATAGATTGTTAATTTGTATGTCTATCTAGATTTCTTGCACAAGCAAATAAATTGCCCTCTTTACATGACACCATACTTCCGTAACAAAAATCGGCAAATCCAGCTTGATCATTCGGTATTGTTGTCGCTGAATTAGAATAAAAAGGTTGTAATGATTGTTCAAATAAAAATTGTTCGCCTAAATCTGTAAATAATTTGTCTGCAATATCTGGTTGTCCGGGGTTTTGTTCAATGACTAATTGTTTTGCTTTGTCTAAAATGGTGGCATTTACATTTTGGTTAAAAGATGGTGGCGCAGGTTTTTTCTGAGGATTAAATTCATAGTCAGGAATTAAAACATTTGAGAACGGATTGTTAGACGATGGTTGATCAAATGTTGTATTAGGATTTGTATCATACCCTTTCAAAACTTCTAAAGCAGGATTTTCAAAGCCTTCTATTTTATTTTTAATACCAATCGCCTTGTCGGCTTCTTTATTATGATAATAATGTAGTAAAAATATTGCGCCAATCGTAATCGCTCCAACAAATAAAGTGCGAAAATTGTGTGTATATAAATAACTAATGACTGTTAAAAAAATAATGGTTCTCGAAATTGCATTTAGTTTTTGATTATATGTCATAGATTCAATCGGAAAAAACTCCATAATATATTGACTTTGAAAAAGAACATTTGGATTGTCTGACCAGAATGGGACAATCAATTGTTTGTATTCATCCATTATTTTATTATTATGTGTATTGCCTGAAATATCTAATGTGAATTCACTATGTGTCATTATATATATTGATTGTTATTTTTTTTACTAAAAAACAACAAGAGACAGTCATTTTTATTATGCTGTTCGTTTTATACAGGTTTTGTCAACAGTAAAAGTATCAATTTTTTTACTTTGCGGAACAATCTTTATGATACATTTTGATTTTTCACCATATAACGGTTCGGTACATCCTTTTTCAGAAGACTTTGGTATTTTTTTCACCGTTTTCCTACGTTTTACAAGGTCCTTATATGATTTAGTACATCTAGACCGAAAATGTTCATATCTTTCTCTAACCATTTCATAAGACAATCCTGATTTTTTACCAAGCATTTTATTAATGACTTCATGAAGATGATAAATATATTTTGAGAACGTAGCGCGAGATTTCATTTCTTTCCATGTTAATGGTAATTTTTTGAAATTTTTCTTCAAATTTTTTCTGCATTTTCCACAAGGCAAAACATTTTGTAAATTTAAAATGAATGACTGATAATGGCGTTTATCATCACATGTAGGAAGATGTGGATAATTAAAACTCATGGTATGTAAATAATGCCACATACTTGGACCCCATACAGACGTTAACATTCCGTCTCCGCTATTATAATCCTTTTCCGTAAATACGGATTTTGTGTTCATTGACTTCTTAAATATTGTCTATAAAATAAAATTTACAAATATATTTAGTAATGTGTTTATTATAAAAATAAAAAATATATTGGAAATATATAATGGCAAAACTAATACCCTATATAAATACGTTATTTAAACCTTATTATAAATATATTACTGGAATTGTACTACTAGTTCTCTTTATTTTGGTTTCCAAGTTTGTATATGAAACATATTTTGTTAAATATAATAAAAATAAAGAATTGGCAAATGTAGCGAACGCAAAGAATACAAAACAAATTTGCGCGGTTTATTTTTTCTATGTAGATTGGTGTCCTCATTGTGTTAAAGCAAAACCAGAATGGAATAATTTTAAAGATCAATATAATAATAAAGTAATCAATGGGTATGTATTGAAATGCTACGATATAGACTGTACAAAAGATAATGGAGACGAAGTGATTCAATTTGATAATTCAACTGGTAAATATGGAGATATAGATCAAGAACTATATGAAAAAGATAAGAATGGGGAATATAAGAAAGACGAATCTGGGAATAAGATACCATTACCACAACAACAGTTGGCAAACAAGATTCCTATTCAACCTACACCTATTAAATTGTCTGCGTTAATTCAGAAATATAATATTGATTCTTATCCAACCATCAAACTTACAAAGGGTGATTTAGTGGTTGAGTTCGACTCTAAAATAACAAAGGATACATTGGTTCAATTTGTTAATAGTGTATAAGTTATTTGTTGGATGCTCTAAATAAACCAGACTTTACATTTTTCTTTAAACGCATTTATTCCACTATATACCAGGTCTTGCCTATCATTCTTGTTATATAGTACTTCTAGACAGTAATCAATTGTTGTTTCTTTTGAAAAAAAATGAATATTATAAGGAATCTGTATCGTTTTTTCATTCGAAAAAAAATCAACATTATTAATTAGTCGGTTCATTAATACATTCAATAGGTCAAATATATTCGATTCTTCATTGATTGACCTTGGTGGGTTTATTTTCTTATTATTGTTACCCAATGAAATACCTAGAATTTCATCTAGGTTTGTAACATTTTCTATACATTTTGAGATAGGATAATTTAAAAAGAATCCACCATCTATATAGCAGTTATCATCTTCTACAATAGGTGTAAATATAATAGGTATTGAACAAGACGCATATATTGCGTCAACCACTAACCAATCTGGATGTGTTTTATATGATATATCTAATAATGTAAATGAATTCAGTTCAGTAACATAAATATGAAAATCTATTTTATTATAATCATATAATTGCTGCATAGTAATATTAAGATTCAAATCAACGGACTTTAATAACGGAGAAAATAATTCTATGAAAAACATTTTATTAATAAATCCTTTATTATCGATTGCTTCGAGAACCGAACATACAGATTTTTTACATACTTGTTCCCATGGACGATTAATAAAATACTCCTTTAATATATTATGATCAATTTTTAAAGCAACAGATAATCCAACTACTGCTCCAATAGATGTTGAATATATAGATTCAATATCATCTATATTCAAAAATCCGGAACAAATAGCTTCATATATAATACCAAACGCAGATAGACCCCAAATAGACCCACCGGAAATAACAAGATGTTTTATTTTTCTTTGAATAATGGCGGTTTCATCAATGTTCTCAGATTCATGTTCTATTTTCTCTGTTTCACCTTCCATGTTCTCAAAATTCATTTACAATAATAAATTGGCAATGTTTAATTTGTTTACAAAAAATATCATATATGATATATAAATGTCATGTTTGTTATATGTAAACGATGAAGAAGCACAACGTAAGATAAATATAGATGAATTATATGAGAAAAAACATCAGAGAGATTTGAAACAAATGTCTATTTTTAATAAGATATTGAATCGTATTCATAAGAGAATACAATTAACTGGTCGAAATAAGCGTCATGAAAAATATGCATGGTTCACAGTTCCTGAATATATTTTTGGAGAACCAAACTATGATCAAGGAGAATGTTTAGGATATTTAGTGAGTAAATTAGAAGAAAACGGGTTTTTTGTGAAATATATGCATCCAAATACATTATTTATTTCATGGGAGAACTGGATACCATCGTATACAAGAAATGAAATTAAGAAAAAACTAGGTATAGTTCTCGATGAAAAGGGGAATGTTCTCGAAAAGGCGGATGAAAATATAGAAATAGAAAGCCACGATCCAAATGTTCGTCTATTAAATCATAATAAAAATCTAGAGAAAAAGGATCAAAAACAATACACTCCTATTGACAAATATAAACCTACAGGAAATATGGTATATAATCCTGAATTGTTTACAAAATTAGAAAAGAAGGTAACCTTTGCTTAAAAGAATGTATGTTCTCAAACACCATTGATAATACAAAAAAAAAGGTCGATTATCGCCATGTTGACATCTAGATAAATAAATATAATACAAAATAATAATACTGTTTGAAATAATGGTTATTATTGGCGTTTCCAATCGTCGCAAAATAGTCAACAAATTATATATTGAACAACCTGTTGTAATACACGCATATGTATCTACATATTTTCTAGGAGCAATTTGATAGACATCATCGAAACTTGTTAGTGTAGTTCCAGCGATGTATTCGGGATTCCTGAGCCTTTTATATAGATAAGTAACTGGACATTCGCCATTCAAATATGTATATGATAATAATATCATTGTATAGTAATTTACGAATGCTATATCATCTTGACAAATAAACGAATAAATCGATAAAAAAAACGAATGACAAATATGATATATTCCAATGATTTTCATATAATTATTATATAACTATAAAATTGAAGTTTTTTATATTCATATCAAGAAGACAATATAAATATGTCATTAACAGTTCATTCTAAGAAATGCGTTAAAAATAAAAAAGATAAAAATAACGTAAGTATAGAATCAATGCAACATCAAAATCAAAAAACCCAAAAACAAGAAAAAACGCAGAAAACAATTACAAAAAAGAAAAAGATAAATTTATCGATTGTTGACAAAGACAAATTATGGGATATTTTTGATAAGGATGTTATTGATGTTAATGATAATATACATGAGAACATTGAAGTTATTTATGATGGAAAATCAGAATCGGAAGCAGAGTCTGGAATATGTAAATTATGTAGTTCTACGCTGATTATTATGGAAGATGGTTTTCCAACATGTACAAATAGTTCATGCGGAATAATATATAAGAATACTTTAGATTATTCGCCAGAATGGCGGTTTTTCGGCGCTGATGATAAAAACGCAAATGATCCTACACGTTGCGGAAATCCAGTCAATCCATTATTAATGGAATCTTCATTTGGTTGTAAACTATTGTGTAATACAAAATCGTCATATGAAATGAAAAAGATTTCAAAATGGACGTCGTGGCAAGCAATGCCACATAAAGAAAAATCGCTATATGATGAATTTCAGTTTATTACTATAATGGCACAAAACGCAGGAATTCCAAAAATATTTATAGACGAGGCGATAGCGATTCACAAAGATATTTCAGAACAACAAATGTTTAGAGGATTGAATCGCGATGGAATAAAATCGGCATCGATTTATATTTCTTGTAGATTGAATGGATGTCCGAGAACAGCTCATGAGATTGCTGAAATATTTAGATTGGATAAAACAAGCGCAACAAAAGGTTGTTCTATGGCAGTAACTATATTAGCGAATATTGAACGTAGTATGGCACCGGAACATCAAACAGATTTATGTACTACAACACCCAGTTCATTTATAGATAGATATTGTAGCTTGCTTTGTATAAATATAGAATTAACTATGTTGTGTAAATTTATTGCAAATAAAATACAACAAAAAAATATTATAACCGACAACACCCCTCATGCGATTGCTTCAGGAATTATTTATTTTGTATCACATACATGTGGATTAAATATATCAAAAACGGATATATATTTGAAATGCGGGGTGAGTGAAGTAACAATTAATAAATGCTTTAAGAAAATGGAGAACATAAAAAGCGAATTAGTTCCACAGTGTATTTTGGATAAATACAATTAAACACATTATTTATTTTAGACGTATATATATTTTGATTTTTTTATAGTCTTTTGTTTAGAAAAATAGTTTTAGATTTCAAAATAAAATATAAATTATTTTATATAAATGTCTGATAGTGAGAACATTACAATAGAGATTGATGAATCTGTAATATCAAGTGATATTCCTCAGGAAGAACCTTCCGTTGTCGAAGAACCAGTAGTTCTCGAAGAACCAGCAGTTGTCGAAGAGCCCGTGGTTGTCGAAGAACCTGTGGTTGTCGAAGAGCCCGTGGTTGTCGAAGAACCTGTGGTTGTCGAAGAACCTGTGGTCGAAGAACCTGTCGTCGAAGAGCCCGTGGTTGTCGAAGAACCTATAGTGGTTGTCGAAGAACCTATGGTTGTCGAAGAACCTGTTGTCGAAGAACCTACAGTGGTTGTCGAAGAACCTGTCGTCGAAGAACCTGCGGTTGTCGAAGAGCCCGTGGTTGTCGAAGAACCTACAGTGGTTGTCGAAGAACCTGTCGTCGAAGAACATACAGTGGTTGTCGAAGAACCTGTCGTCGAAGAACCTACAGTGGTTGTCGAAGAACCTGTCGTCGAAGAACATACAGTGGTTGTCGAAGAACCTGTCGTCGAAGAACATACAGTGGTTGTCGAAGAACCTGTTGTCGAAGAACATACAGTGGTTGTCGAAGAACCTGTGGTTGTCGAAGAACCTGTTGTCGAAGAACATGTTGTCGAAGAACCAGTTGTCGAAGAACCTGTCGTCGAAGAACCAGTTGTCGAAGAACCTGCTGTGGTGGTCGAAGAACCTACCGTGGTTGTCGAAGAACCTACCGTGGTTGTCGAAGAACCTACCGTGGTTGTCGAAGAACCTACAGTGGTTGTCGAAGAACCTACAGTGGTTGTCGAAGAACCTGTCGTCGAAGAACCTGCAGTGGTTGTCGAAATCGAAGAGCCAATAAATACTGTACCAAAACTAATATTTATAGTACCATATCGTGATAGAGTTGAGCAGCAGCGATTTTTTTCATTCCAAATGGAAAAAATATTAGAAGATTATAAAAAAACAGACTATAAAATCATTTATTCACATCAATTAGATAGCCGTGGATTTAATCGCGGAGCCATGAAAAATTTAGGATTTATATATGCAAAAACATTATATCCAAATGATTATCAAGACATAACTTTTGTATTTAATGATGTTGATACAATGCCATATAATAAAAACTTTTTGAATTATGAAACCGTTCGCGGTAACGTAAAACATTTTTACGGATATTATTTTACACTTGGCGGAATTGTCTCTATTACTGGTGCCGAATTTGAAAAAGTCAATGGATATCCAAACTACTGGTCATGGGGTTATGAAGATAATGCTCTCAGTAATCGCGTAAATAACGCAGGATTAACCATAGACAGAAGCCAATTTTATCCTATTATGGACAAGAATATTTTACAATTGAAGGATGGAATTACTCGAATAGTGAATCGCGCCGAATTTGATCGTTATGTAGATGAAGTAAGATATAAAGGAATAGTAGATGGTATTAATACTATTTCAAACATCTCATATAATTTTGATGAGAACACATCGTTTTTGAATGTTTCAACGTTTCAAACATCAGTATCAGAAACCCCAGAACAAAACAAACTACATGATACAGTAAATTCCGGAAATGTTCCATTTTTGAGAAAACCTTTACCAAGACGAAGAGGAACGATGGGAATGATGTTTTAGATGATCTGTTATGTTATATGATGTAAAGAAAAACACAAAAAAAAACAATGATATAAATATTATTCGAATATAATATTTATATGGACACATTAAATTTAATACAATTTTCAGTATATTCAAAATTAATGTCAGAAAGCATGAATATAATGGATAGTGGATATATATCCAAAAACACCATTATAATAATCATTGTTTTGATGTTTATATGTAAAATAATACCATATCGTGTATACAATTATATAGAAGATAAAATAGACGTGTTTCTCAACGAAATGCCTGATGAATGTACAATTATTATACCTTATCATAACAAAACATATTCATGTTTTGGAGGGAAATCCATGACAAAAACACTATATAGCGAACGATTTTTAGCATTAAATCATTATTTGAAAAATATAAAGGAGATAACTTCGTTTATAGAAATTATGAATTTTGAGAACACAAGGTATGGAGATGATAATAAAAGTGAATATATTTTATTACCAAATAATAAACAAAAAATAAAAATATGTAATAAACATGATATTTATTTTGAAATTTCGATAGAAAAAACAAAAGAAGAGGATACGCCAAATAAAATAGCCAATACAAAGGAAGATAATATTCAAACAAAAAGTTATATATATAAAATATCGAAAAAGGGTAAGAAATACATCAATATATTGAATGACTTTATAAAATCATGTATAAATACATATAACGCAGATACTGCAGAAAAGAAGATTCAAATGATTTATGAATATGTGAAAGCAACAATAGATGATGACGGTAAATCATGTATGTCATTTGAAGGTTCTCCATTTTCATCAAATAAAACATTTGACAATTTATTTTTCGAAAAGAAATGCGAAATTCAAGCGGATATTCAAGAGTTTATTATAAATATGGATATAGAAAAAAAAGAACAATTAAAAGGCGAATATCGAAGAAAGGGAATACCGTACAAACGAGTATATTTATTACACGGACCACCTGGAACAGGAAAAACATCATTGATAAAAGCAATGGTAAACGAAACAGGAAGACATTGTATATTGGTTCAATGGTCAAAAATAAAAACATCTACTGAATTTTCCAATTTATTTCATAGAATACAAATAAATAATCAACGATTATCTCAAAGCGAAATTATTATTGTATTTGAAGATTTTGACGCAAATGAAACATCTGTCTTAAAGATACGCGATAGTTTGAAAAAACAAATTCCAACAATAGAAAATAGAGAACCGAATGAAAATAGAGAACCTAAACAAATAAGTGAGTCAACGGAAAATGTTGTTAAAAAAACATTAGAAGATCTATTATTACCGCAACCAAAAACATGCGATGATATTCTAACGTTAGAATGTGTATTGAATGTATTAGATGGAATAAAGGAACTATATGATATAGTTGTCGTCTTTACAACAAATGACATATCATCGATTGATCCTGCAGTAATACGTCCTGGAAGAGTTGATAAATTGATAAACATGGATTTTGTAAAACCAAATATAGTGAAAGAAATCGTAAAACATTATTATGATGAAAGAGACGCATGCCTCGATAGAATAAACGAAATAACAACCGATTTATCACCAGCACTAGTTCAGTCTATTTGTATTAAACATGAAAACATCGAGAACTGTATAAACGAATTATTGACGTTTTCATAATCATGTCTCTATTTTTGCTGCGTTTTCAAGAATATCATTGCGAAGTGTACTATGACTTTGTATATTTAAATTAAATGTCAATTGATTTTCATGAAGTCTATATAATACCAATATATCGGGTAATGTGTATGCGATTTGATATTTTTTTAATACTCTTGCAAATAAATCATAATCTTCATGAATATATAAAATGCGTGGATCATTTGTTCTGTATTTACCGACGGATTCTACTGCAGACTTTCTATAGCATATTGTTGGGTTATTTACATACCAGCTATATTTATTATTATATAGGTCTAGCCATGTAACTATATGTGGATGTTGTGTATTATTCACAAACTCCTTCTTACCACTTCCATGAGTGTTAAACATGCGAATGTTCGCTCCACAAATAACGACTTTCGGATGTTTCTTCATGAATTCCATCTGGACTTGGATACGGTTGGGTAACATAATATCATCTGAATCCATTTTAAAAACAAGTTCTTGATTACATAAAGACAATCCAGTATTCGACGAGATTGCAGTTCCCATATTTGTTTCATTTTTATGATATATAACACGCGTAAATCGAGTTGTCTTTTTAAAAGTATCTAATAGCTTTTCAAGCATGCGCGTATTTTCATCATTTGACCCATCATTTATCCATACAAGTTCAATACAAAAGTATCCAGTTTGGCATTTAATAGAATCTAAACATTCTTTCATATATCCTACATTCGTATTATAACTAGTAATCAATATAGAAACCCATTCATCTGGTTCAAGTAATTCTTTTGGTAAAACAACAGAATTCATTGTATCATAGCTTTGTTTAGCTGTACCCCATTCTTGATAACCATATACTTTTTTATGCCCTTCATACGAAGGTCCGGTAAAATGAATAGGTAAAAAACAATGACTAGGATATATTGAAACATCCTTGAAACGTCCTGTGTCTAACATTTTAGTAAGAAGTCCAGGTCCTACGCTATACCATGCGCGAGTTTCTTTTATTAATTTTACAGAGATTTCACTATTAATCCAATTTATAATTTCCAAACATAATGGGTGTTTTGGAATAAAACCCATTGTTCCTGTTGCAATAAGACCTGCTCTGACATTTTCGTTCTCAAATGTAGCAAACGCAACTTTATCGGAAAAATAATCATCAAATGGTTCAATACATATGGAATCTGCATCAACGAAATATCCGCCATATTGGTATAATATTTCCCATCGAATAATATCTGCTTTTCCATTAATTTCAGAAATCATATCTACCTTTTCACTACACGTTAGAGAGAGATTTCTACGTTGTATTTCTTGCTCTGTCCAAAGAATATATTCAAAATCAGGATGTTTGTCTTTCCACGTTTTCATAAGATTTGTAGGAGCAGGTTTAGGACCAATCCATATTTGATGAAGTATTTTAGGTATCATATAATACAATATATTATATGATTTTTATATTTATTTTTTATCAAATCTTCAAAAGTTTAAATGTAATTCCAATTTCATTCTGATTTTCCCAAATACCAGCAATTTTTATATAAAACGAAACAGGTTTGGGATAAGAATCATATTCTTTATAATATTTCATGGTTCCGCTTTGAAATTGGTTTTTCAATGTATATACGATCGTTTTTTGTACATGTGTACGTTTTTCACTTGTCATATTCGTGGATAATGACGAAGAATATTGAACATAATAACTTAATATTTGTTTTTCAATGTCAATCATTTTTTGAATAATATCTTTATTACTAGCAATATCTATATGTATTATGCTTTTAGAATGTATTCTATTTGTTGTTATATTTATAATAGGAAAATCAATATATAGACCATTCATTGACATACAATTATTTGAATATACTATTTTTGTAAATACACCATCCATAATTATATTTGTTTTTTTTTCTAGAAAATATATTTGAGATAATGTAATGTCATTTGCGTGTAATAATAAATTCATTTCTATAATAGTAAATCTATTCATTTTATATCATTTATGAATTAGATTAGATAAATTTGCGAAAATTTAATCATCTGATTTTGCTGCTGCTGCTGCTGCTGCTGCTGCTGCTGATTCAGTGGCTTCTTTCTTTTTATCTTTGGAGTCTCCTTCTAAACCTTGATATTTGCCTTCTACATTTTTTGAATCCTTTTCTAAATCTTCGGACCCTCCTTCAAATCCTTCATGTGTACTAAAATTCGAAATAATGATTACTAAATAAAAAAATATAAGAGCCACTAAAATAATCATTTTTAGAGTAATTTTCATTAGGAATATATATATATAAATACTATATAAAAATGTCAAATTACCCAATTGGATTTCCACAAAAATTAGGTATATGGAAGGGGAAAACATTATATGAAGTTGTTGCAACTATACAAAAGAATTCAAACAATGTTTCTTCTCTAAGCACTAATCAAATCAGAAGAGCAATGCCATTGAAAATATATCGCAAGGAAATACACAATATTAAAAATCAAACATTAGCTAAAAATTGTAGTGGACGCATTTCTACTAAAATAGTCGATATAGACATGCCAGGAAGTACGATTGTGTCTGAAATATCAAAATCATATTCGAATGGTTTAGTCAATACACTGGATATCAATCAAACAACATTGTCTGCAGAAAATGGTTCATGTAATGCGCCATTGGCTTGTTTTTCACCTGCATATAATGCTCGAAAACGTGTTCGAAGCGCTGGAATGATACCTAGAAAATATGATATAAATAAGAATAATGATACATATAATAGTAGCACACAACAATATTTGACATCACGTAATATGACAATAAAACAAAACGAATTTCATTACATTCGAAAAGGTAATTCAGGGTTTATGCCAGGACCAGGATTAGGAAGTTCAAATATTTACTCTCCTGGTGGATTAAGTCATTGTTATCAACCATTTATATCTATTTCAAATAATAACAATAAATTTGGTTACAAATGGTATGATTCAGCAACATATTACAATTATACAGTTACCATACCAGATGGTAAATATGACCCTTTTTCATTGAATGCTATTTTTCAAACTGCTCAACTAGTAAACAAGACATATATAACATCTTCCACTGGCACGAACAAGTTTCTAATGGCTATCAGTTATGATACAGTTGCTCAATCTATAACATTAATAACTGATGAAGTACTATATTCGAATTATAACACCTATTCAAAACCAGTCGGCGCGCAATGGAATTGGGAATCAAATAATTCATTAAAAACGTATATTAATGTTTTAAATAATAAGTTTGCCGATTTGATTGGCTTTTTGCCAGGTGAATATTCAAATGGAACTAATAATACTGCCTTTTGTGGGTTTATATTACCGACATATGTTCCATTACATTATAAACCAAATAATCCAACATTTGCTGTTCAAGGAGCAGTCGATTCTAGCGCACGCATTCAAAGAGTTAAATATAATACAATTACGAATGGTGCAGCATTAATAAAATCGGCATATGGCAGTGCAGCAGCAAACGCATTGGCATATGGTGTATCTGAACAAGCATACACAGCTAAGACTGCAGTAGGCGATAAAGCAAAGTTAACACCTATTATTGATCCAAAAACTGGAAAGATATGTAAAAAAAGATTTATTTATAGAAAATAAAAATAAAAATGAAAATAAAAATAAAAATAAAAACAATTTATTACCTTCTTAGTCATTACAATCTAATAAAGTATTCGTCAAAAAAATATTGGTGGACGTATTTAATAAGTTATATGGAACACTATATTTACTACACCAATCGATTGACTTTTGAATATTTGTTTTTATAAGCGATTCAATCTTATCTAATTTCGTTTTGGTTTCCATTAATGACAATGTATAATGTATATTTTGAATCTGCTTTTGACCAAAAATAGCATTATATTCCTCCATTTTTTTGATAAATAAATACGGAATATCCATAGTAAAAAATCTCAATGGGTTTAATGTAGACTGTACCATTTTTTCAAAGCACCTTACAAAATATTCATAAAACCCAGAATGATTACTATATAAAAAACCTATACAGACTATGTATTTCTCTGAATTAGCATATCTACTTGTTTGTGGTTTCATTATATACACTTTCTCATAAAATGATGATAAAATATATACAATATCAATCGTATGTTGCATAAAACAATCAAATACTTTTAATATAAAATTTCCTTTATATTTTTGTAAACATACTGCGTATGCTACCTGCGCAAATAATAATTTACCAATAGAACATTCTTGAATATTAAAATCTATAGAAAAATCAAATCCTCCATCTGCAGTAATTAAATCCATTTTTAAAGGATATTTTTGAATAACATATTCAAAATTTTCCAAAGATAAAATATTACCAGTTTCATCTTTTCCATTTTCCAATATTACATTTGGGTTTGACCTTAAGAATATATCACTTTTTTTCCATGCAGGAATATTATAATCGTTTTTTTTCTCATCTAATAATGTCATCCCAATATATTTATCATCTTCTTTACATGATCTTATTTTGGCAAGTGCCTCAATAAACCCACCAGGACCTTCTGCCAAATGAAAACTCGTGATAGGTCCTCGATAATCTATATGAAATGTATTAATTATTTCAATCATTTTAAAATAAGACCTTGAAAGAGGTTTATGTTTAGAAACTGATTTCTTTTTTAAAGGAACTATTGTATGTATATATTCATATGGATTTGTATATTTTTTATATATATCCCATTGTTTCTCTTTTGATGTTATTTTTTCTTTTATATTATATAAATAATACGACAAAGATTGTGATATTACACTTGATGGTATAGTTTCTGAATCCTTAAAATCAATATTATTATGTACATTATAACTTCTTGGTAATAAAAAAAATGTCATTTCTAATCAATATAATAAATATATTTTTATATTGATTAATTTCATTATAACTTCATTATTTATCTGTTTATCATTTATTTTTGAATTAGTTCTCATTCTTTTCTTTTTTTTCCGTTGTTTTTTTTATTCTTACCTTCTTTTCCTTTTTTATCGGTTGTTCGATCGGTTGTTCGATCGGTTGTTCGATATATAAATGATTCTCATCTACTACTGAAAATAGTTCAGGCGAAGCCTTTTGTAGTTTAGTTCTCATTTTTGTCTTTTTGATTTCTCCACGAACTGCGTTTTGTTTTTTCAATGTCTTCTGGAATTCTTCTTCTATTTCATCCATCTCCATGGTTATATTTACAGACCTTTCTTTCAAAAACATTTTTGAAATTTTGTTTGCGTCTACATTTGTTGTTTTCTTGAATACAAAATACCTATTTAAGAATGACAATGATCTTTCAATAGAAGTCATAAATGGTGCTTCTTTATAATCGGATTCAGCACGAGGATTTCGTTTAATTTCATTTTTCATCTCTTCGTATAGTTCTGAAAATAATCCAGTATTATTAGGTAACCCCATCTGTAACGCTTCACCCTTTGTTACCAATACAAATCCATAATTTGATATAACCTCGACGAAATAATTAAAGTTCACCAAATATTCACGTGCGGTATTATTAATGCTTTCTTGATATACATCAATAGCATATCCTAATGAAGACTCATCATCCGGAAATCCAGTATCGCCGTATTTTTTATTAATTTCGCAAATTTTTACACGATGTCCATTATAATCATCCGTCATAAATGTAACACTTTCACCGTCTTTTTTCTTATTCAACATTTTAAATATAGACTTTCCATCATAACATGTTCCAATGAAATATCCATTTATCTTTGTGCATTCAGAAATGTTTCTTAGGAATCCATGTAGCTTTATTGCGTTTTCAAAGAAATAGTGTAAAGCAAATTGACAAGAACTAATATTAAACCCATGTTCTCCAACTCCATACCGTTCGACGGTTCCTTTGCCAATAATAGTAGGATCTTTAGAACCTTTTCCGAAAATAGCATTTGCAACCATTTTATCCTTGCTATTTGAATCCCCAGTAAAAGCTTTCAATTCACGAATATTTAATCCACTGTCACCAACTACAAATAAAGCTGAAGGCATAGCGTTATTATCGCGACGAAGATTCAAATATCTTGCGCAAGCACCACGTTTTCTATTATGAATATTTTGATGAGACACATCTATTCCAAAAACGAACGATAATTTGGAAACAGTCCATTTTGCTAAATCACCAGCCATTCCAACTGCATAATCAATAAGTGTATCATCGCGATTTGATACCCCCAATATTAACTTCTTTTTAACAAACAAATTATGAAAATCGCGCAACCCCTGTGTATTATTCTCATTATTCGATTTATAATAAACACCTTCTTCTTCAATTAAATCAGGAATATTTTCGCCGGTTGTAATCATATCTGTTGTAACAGGATAATGAAGTGATCGCCAATTACTATTAGCGACACGATATGCGTTACCATACTGCTTTTCTCCATTTTTCAACTTTTGGGTTTTATCGAAGCGAACCCGCAATGGAATCCAACGCATATCTACAGGTCGAGTGATATCATATCTGAATTCTACAATATTAAATTCGTCAAAGTAATCACCTTCTTCAGAAGTCATAAACAAATTAGATCCACTACTATTCAGCTTTATTTTTGAAGTATATGCGTTTACATCATATGGATCAGATGGTATAAATAATTCTGGTTTATAATCGCTTTGTTTTTGTTTATTTCCAGATATTTTTGTATAGGATTGTGGAATATTATCATTCAACATATCTTGATATGGATTCATAAATCCGTCATCTTTTTCGCTATATCCACACATCAATTCTAGCGTTTTATATTGTTCAATGTTCTGGTTTCCCATTGTATTCGTGCCATCTTGGAAAATATGTAAAATTTCATCTTTTCCAGTTTTGTCTTTTTTAACGGTAACTAGGAAATCAACGGTATTTTGCTCAACTGGTTTCCATTTGAATGATAATTCCCACGTGCCAAGATTTAATGGACCAACTAATCCCGGACCACTTCCACCAACACCAGTATTTGTAGGTGTAAATATTAAACCATCTGTTTCATACTTGAACAAATGATCATCTACTTTTTTCAAAATATTTGAGCAACATTCAAATACATTTTTTGAAGGTGACACAACTTCAAATTGCTTACATTGAATGACTAACTTACATGAATACTCTATTTTTGGCTTTACTCGTGAGATTGTTCCACTTTTAATATCAAACCAAACCTTTTCGCCTTTGTTATTTACTTGTTCCTTCCAATTCATAATTCGTTTTTCACCAACAATGGATGATGGTTTTAATAATCCAACTAGTTGTTGTAATACAGGTAAACGATAATTATTTTCTAATTCGCCTTCAATATCTGGATAAAATGCTTTTTCTCGAAAACTCTTTTTGTTTATGTAATAAACGTCAAACGCAGCATATAAATTAAGCGGATTTCCAGTTTTGTCAGATTTAATATGTTCGCCATCTAAAATACTATTGTATATTGTTTTCTCGTCTGTTTTCATACCAGTAAATTCAACATTGAAATTACTATCTATCAAAAATATACGTCCATCTTCATGAATAAACATAAGCTTACGAGCCCCATCTGCCTTATCTGTTACAGTATAGTTCTCTAGAACATTGCCATATAATGAACCTTCTTTTTTCGGTAATATATGTTCGCGCTGTAAGGTAATCGATCCTGGACCAATAAATGTAAAATTTGAAAAGAATTCACGTTTATCGTTCATATTGATTTTTCTATATTCGTAGTCTTTATCACCGCGAATTGTTTTCATATATGAATTTAAAACGATATCACGTTCCGTAAACGATATAGGATAAAAACACTGTTGAATACCGCATAATATAATACGAATACATTTTCTTAATACATCCATTATTTTTTCAGGAGTGTCATATATTGTTCCATTTCCAACTTTTTGATTATCTATTTCGAGTTCAATCTCATATGTTTCTATATTTTCAAATACGCCTGCTTCCTGAATGGTATATGTTGGAACTGGAGCATTTGTACCCATTGACTTAAACCGATTACCTGCGCCTACACCGCCATCCATATCTGAACCGCCCATTTTTTTCGCAAACTTCTTAGATGAACGAATAATACTTAAATCAGCAAACACTGGAAAATCTGGATGGTCAAATCTTACACGATTCAATAGACGAAATGTTTTTTTGCGATCCGCCCATGTATTTATGGCGCTTTTAATAAATGGAACCTGTGTATTAAATGATTGTTCCAATTGATAAGAAACGCGGAAATTCATATCGAACATATCGATCGGTTTTTGCCAATTATCTTTTTCATCTTTGGTAGAGCTTTTTTTAGTAAATTTTAATTTATTCATTACATTTGATGCCATATCGGAAATCTTTTGAATACTATTTGTGCGGCAATACTCTTGTATTAAATCAATGCCTACGATTTCAGCTCTTATGTTTGACATTTTTCGTTCATCGGTTAGTGAATCTTGATAATTAATACGAAGCATTTGAATACCATTTGGATTATCCGTTTTAAATCCGTTTCCTAGAAGCTGTTTCACAACATTATCATAATTTATTTTGGATAATGGACGACCACTTTGTGTATTCGTTCCAAAACGAATTTCAAATTCATTTTCATTTCGGTCGCTTCGAAACATTGGATTCCCACCAGCTAAATATTGTTTCACACGGTTTTGGAATTCGTTTCTTGCAATATCCATTCGTTTTTTATCAATAGCGATTGGGTCTGCTTTTGCCATTTCCATTTCCGCTTCTGTTTTATTTTGTTTATCTGGGGTTTCTAATTCTTGTCTCTTCATATGAAAATAATATATAATAAATGTATATATTATTTTCATATTATAACGGCTTCTAATCAATTTTATCAAAACGGACCACAATATTCGGCGATTTGATTATATAATCCTTGCTTTTTTATTCTTTTATGTTCGACATTATTATCATATACTCCAATAAGCCTTCCTATGTCTTCTAATTCTGAATGATGATATGTAGAGATTGCGCGTAACGGTTTTGTATAATGTTCTAAACGTAACATTGTATTTTGAATGGTTTGAATATTATCATCTGTTATAGCCATGTCTAATTTATATTTTCGTTGTCCACGAATACCGTTATTTTTAAATAATACACACGTTTTTATGGGCTCAGGTGTATGATATTCAAAATATGTCTTCTTTGAACTGTCTACTAATAAAATACGGACATTATAGAATACTGCTAACCCAATAACACCCAATAATGTGGTTTCGTTTTGAAACGACAAATATTCTGCATATATTTCTTGGATATTTCCATTTGTGATTTTATGATTGGTTGTTTTTAATGCTTTTGGATTTTCTTTGAAAAATGAAATCATTTTTTGTTTTTCTTCTAATTCGCGATTTCCGTATTTTGATTTTACTATACGGTATTCATTATATCCATATACACACATGAAGACACACCAAAATATACTGTCTTTTTGTTTGGGTTCAAAAATATTGTTTTGTTTGACAGACTCTTTTACAGACTCTTTTACAGGCTCTTTTACAGAGTCATTGACAGAGTCATTGACAGAGTCATTGACAGGCTCGTTTACAGACTCTTTTACAATTGGTTTATTACGTATATCATAAAAAAAAGGTTCTAACCGTTCTATATTATTTGGATTATCAAATTTATTATTGTTATATAAAATTTGATACAATTCGTTCATTAGTTAGTATTATATATCATATCCTCTCTATGTTCTTTATCAATAAAAAAAGTATTTTTGAACCCTTCTTTTTGACACTCTAATGGTGTCAAAATATGTTCTTGATCTTGAACATATTTAATGTACGCCTGAAGTTCCGCTATAGTCTTTTCTGGTAAAAGAGAAATATTTATATAAATCCCACTTTTATTCTCATTTATTGTTGATGAGCTATTTTTAATAATTTTCAATACTTCAATATGATGATGTTTTGGCCACTGTTCAATCGTTTTTTTTATTATCTCTAAATCCATACTTTATAGTTATTCATAATCGCAATATAGTTTTATATTATTTATACAATATCTACTAATTTTCCAATTGCACAAATATTTGAATCATTCAATTCAAAGCGAATACCAATTACACTGACTACTAATTTTGCGTTTTCAACAACCTTTTCAAACTTGTGATTATTTATGTGATGATCGCGTGCAATAAATACAGTAATTGGCACATTTCCATTTTTATCAATCACTTCCGTATGTATTCCTGCCTTAGTGACGGTTTTACATATCGCCTCAACTAACATACCATCAACCGGATGACATACCATACATTCAAATGTTACTTGGAATTCAACCAATCCGGAAAGCACCTTACCAGATGAATATGTTAAAATATGAACAGATTGCGGGCGAATAAATCCTTCTACAATACATCTTCCTTCCGTCTTAGAAACAATCATGCGTTCTAAATTCTGTTTGATATTTTTACTTACATCAACAATTGGCAAGACGATCTTCATATTTAAAATAGAAGAAATGTAAGGTTCATAAATAATACGTTTTTCATCTGGATTTTTGATTCCTTGCTTTTGCATCTAATTATATTATAATAGTATATTTTTATGTTATTTTTATTCAATTTTATATGTTCCAAAAACAATATCAAATACTGGAAAAAGAATACAAAAATTATATTTCAGCAGTTTATGATGAATAGAATGATCGTGCCAAAATAGTTCAGAATGCGATAAATAACTACTCGTTATATACATATAGGTTATAATAGCTTGTTCAAGTATAGATATTTTCATAAACATTAGTGGTAATCCTAATGAAATAATAGACGCAAAATCATCAATATGTGTTGAATGAAACGTATCAAATGGGTATATAATAACATTTTCGTGATGTTTTTTATGAACAAGTACATAATAATATTTATGAATAAACCGATGATAGATATAATAATTGGCCTCAACTAATAAACAATATGTAAACATTGAAATAGCTGATTCAATCCATGTATGATGTCCATATGGTAATATATTGTCTGACATAATATACAAGAATCCTGTTGAATGACATAATAATAATGGAATGTTTTTCAATAATTCTATAAATCGAATGAGACATTCAGTATAATTCATTTTTGGATTTACAAATGGATAATTATTATAAGAACAAATAAAATAGGCAGTTATAGTGGATAATGAGAACGTCCCTGAAATAATAGAGAACACGTAGAATAGATTCATAATATATTATTATGAATCAATATATTTATATTTTTTCTCTTATACAATTCGCAAATTCGCTTGTTCAGGTCCAAAAAAGAGAACAATGCCTGATTGTCCATCTATATTATTTTTTTCTGTTATCCATTGCATAAGCATTTCTAAAATTATACATAAATCCGTTTTTATTATTCGATAAAGAGAAATAATCTAAAGATATAATAATATTTAACTGAATGTATTATATTACTACATTTTGCTATGGACAAAAATATTATCCATTAAAAAATATATGGTATGATAGAACCAGTAAAAAATGTACATACGCCAAAATTGTAATATTTGAAGACATTACTGTTTTACGCAACACAGTATTTGATCAAACATTTCCTGGTTATATTTGGGCAATACGGTTTAAACATAATTTAAACCTATTGTTTAAAATAAATAAACCAATTGTTATGTGCGATTTAGATGTTATAATTGAAAAGGATATTCAGGCGATTGTTGATTTACCATTCGATATAATTATATCAACTGAAATTGGCGGACCAAATTCATATCCTAAAGATTGTAGTAACAAATTAGGGTTCGGTGTATGTTGTGGATTTATGGTATTAAAGCCAACCATTAAAAATATAATGTTAGAAATATTTAAAAATATGGCATCGAAAAAATATAATACATATGATGACCAGGTAAATATTATGAATTATATAGTAAATAGCGAATATACGTTACAAGATGAAAAAGTAATATTAGATAATAAAGAGTACACTAATAAAATAATTACAATAGATAATCAAACAATTTGTGTTTTAGATTTTAATATTGTAACGAGAGATCCGATATTAAATAATGGACAATTTGCGAATCATATTAATATTGATAATGTTGGTGGTGTTAATAATTTTTTACAATATTTTAGTAAAGATTTAGAGACATTACCGCTAACATGTAGATGTGGTAAGACACATTTAGGAGATAACAATATATGTAATCATATTGCGATTCGCAATAATAAATAGCTACATATCTATGTTAAGTAATTGAATATAATGTTTATACAATTCGCAAATTCGTAATATTCATTTCATTCGCTTGTTCAGGTCCAAAAAAGAGAATAATGCCCGATTGTCCATCTATATTATTTTTTTCTGTTATCCATCGCATAAGAATTTCTAAAATTACACATAAATCCGGTTTTTCAATTTCGGTTCCGGAATAAATACCTCGTTCATTTAATACAATACCTATTTTTTCAGCAATAACCGGTTTCGAAGCATCCTCGCACTTTGCACCTTTATTGTTGCGTTTTTGTGACATGTCTTTTATTTTGAATGACATATCTTTTCCTTTAAAAAGGCTCATAAATCCTATTTCTGTTTTGTTGATACGTTCAATTGGAATATTAAATTTTGCTTTTCGAGAACCCTTGAATGATTCTTGTTCAGTATATTCGGCAACTCTCCATTCACGTGGTCCTGAGTTTACATACAATATATTTGCTTCACCATTTGATAAAATGACGGCTCTCTCATCTTCTGCGTTTACAAGCAATAAATTGTCAAAATATAATTTAAAAATGTTCTCATATCCTGTAAATTCACTGTCTGAACGATCATATATTTTTTCTACAATTAACAATTTCTCTGAAATACTCAAATAATCTAAAAAATGAAAAATAATATATTTATTAATAAGATCTTCGGGTATTTCATGTAATGTTAGTAATTCAGAGAGAACCATATTCGCGTGTTTATACCAATTCTTATCAGATGCCTTTACAAATAACCCTTTTTCAGATACAATCTTCATATTGTTTACAACCTTTGTTAAAATATCGTCATATGAGAAATATTGAGATTTTTGTCGGGTTAATGAAGGCATTTTATTTAAAGATGGTTGTCTAGATAACGTTGGTTCTCTTTGAATCGCGGATTGTCCTTCTCCTTCACCCTGTTCTTGTCTATTTGCTTCGGTTTTTTTCTTAACCTGTATTTCCTTAGGTAGTTCTATTTTCAAACTAACATGTTTATAATCTACTGGCATGGTTCTTTCAAAAATAGAGGCCGATTCATCCATAATTTCATTCGGTTGGAAAGCATAATATTTACCGCGAGATACCAAATACCCTGACCGACCATATTTATCCGTTAATTCTTCCGTTTTATTATTAATAAATCGAGTAAGAGCATAATAAATATGTTCAATAGGATATTTTTTAAAATTATTAATAGCTCCAACTAAATGTTCTCGTTTATAAACATTTCTTTCTAAAAATAAATCTCGAATTTTTTTCATAATTGTCGCCGAGTTATTTTTTACAAAATGATCTTCATATGTATTTTTAACTGTATTTTCTTCAGTTATCTCGGGTAGTTCATTACGTTTCATACATTGGAAGCTACAATTATCCATATAGTCACATATGTCAGTAAATGGTTTATCGCCTATTTTAAACTCGACTGTTTTTCCAGAGGATAAATTGATTCGAATATCTTGGTTCTCAACTATTTTCAATAATTTTTCTTCCGTAAAATTTGTTTGAGCTATATTTAGTTGACAATCTACCGCAACTTCTTTAAGCAACCTTGTAACTCTACCTATTTGAATCGCCTTTTTCTCGGCGCTTCGATATACATATAAATCGGCTGATTCTTCGTCTTTGTCCAATACTGTGCCATGTAAATAAATCTCTACATTGCGTTCTTCAAACGGTAAATTACAATGACTAAGATTTCTAACACCACGCCCAATAATTTGCTCTATACGATTCATATTATACCATGGTTCCAATATATGAACTTGACGAACATTTTTAAAATCCAGCCCTTCAGAAGCAGCTTTAGATATTAAAATGACTTTTACAAGTTCTCCATTTGTATTCTCTTTATTGGTAACATATTTAATGTCATCATTATTATTTTGTGAGAAGTCTTTATCACCTGTAATAATGACGTATCTTGCAGGTGTAAAATCAGACCCCTCCATTTGCGACTTAGGTTTCATTGTGATCGAATCGATTGGTTCCTTTTTCGATTTAAGTAAATTATTATTATGTGAATATGTAGAAGCATATCTGGAGAACCCCATTGATTCAAGAGCCAATGCCATAGGAATAACACCACCATCAATATACTGTGAATATATGATAATAATACCTGTTGCGGGTTTTCTTATAATGTTACATATCTTTGATATTTTTGCACTATATTTATGAATATGGTCAGGTGTAAATATTTCACCATATGATTTTAGTATTTTTGGTTTATATTCAAAATCAAAACGTTTTGGTACTGGTTCATTCACAGATTTATATTTCATAATATTTGATAATCCTGTTTTACCAATGATTGACTTAATAATCTCTTTGTTCTCTTCTTGATCAAATGAATCCAGATCTAATTCATCATCTTTTTTCAAGAGTGCTTGTTTCTTTTCAATCATTTCATCTAATCGAATATTTGGATATACCATAATAAGCGATTCCAATGGTGCAAGCAAAAGTGTATATCCAAAACTTTCCATGTTCTCAAATGATGGCATAATTCTTGTTTTACCTCGCTTATCAGTGATAGTATTTGTTTTTAAACCTAGGTATTTCATAATAAACTGATAACCATTGGATTGATATTCACCTATTCCGTTTTTATATACAGGAACATACTGAAGTGGCTCAGTAATTTCCGCTTGATTCATCTGTAAAGACGGATAGTTCTCACCGGTAATCAGGTTCTCTTCATCAAATGTTGACGGGTAAATACGATAAGGAAATATATATGGGTTCTCGCCACGAACATATGAAATATATCCAGTCATTTTTCGAATTAGCAAATCTTTTCCTTTATTATTATCTCCTTCAATAAATGTGCCGTCACTATTAAATACGTCTTCTATCTTTATTAATCCGCGCTTATCATTTGCGTTCAATAAATTCAAAAGCCAAACAATTTCGTTATATGAATTATACATTGGTGTTGCAGATAATAATAATAATCTCATATTATCACTCTTTTTTGCTATTTCATTTAACAAAACGGAGGTTAATTTATTTTTATTTGCGTCACTAATGCGAATATTATGTATTTCATCAATGATTACGAGACGGTTATTAAAATGAGATTTTATTTTTTTTGTTCGCAATGTATTTCTATCTTTTTCTGATAACCCTGCATCCTCTGGTATAAATGTTACCTTTTTAATATAATTCGCAAACTCACCTTTATCACCCATAAACACATAATAGTTCTGTATCAATGAACGTATTTGAGATGATATTTTTTCTTTTGTCAATCCACGTAAATTTGTTGGATTAATTTCTTGTAAAAGTGAGTTACCAATACATGTACTTAAATTCCATTGATCATCGGGACTTAATTCTAATTTACGTTCATCGAATAACTGAAGCCGAAAATTGTCTTGAACATTAGGGGAAGCCACTATAATGATTTTTTTCGTAAACCCCATTTGTTTCATATATCCTCGCATTTCTTCTGCAATTCCGATCGCACTGCAGGTTTTGCCAGATCCTAAACCGTTGTATAATAACAGACTGTTATAAGGTGTTTGAAATGAGAGAAAATTTTTCACAAACAACTGATGCGGCATCAATTCAAATTTGCTTTTACATAATAAGTCTGCTTGTTCTCGAATATTTGTAATAACACCATCATATTTTGTATCGGCAAATTCTTGTCTTTGAGCAATCTTATAGCTGAAATCTGGGTCATCCAATGTAGGGTAAAGATGTGATTCAGATACCTGTTCTTGTAATAACGCATTATGTTCGGTCAATTCCTTTTTTAATAAAAAATCATTTTTATCATTTGTTTTTATTACAACTGGTTGGATGGGTTCTTCCGTCGGTTCTTCCGTCGGTTCTTCTGCTGGTTCTTCCGATGGTTCTTCCGATGGTTCTTCCGATGGTTCTTCCGTCGGTTCTTCCGATGGTTCTTTCGATGGTTCTTTCGATGGTTCTTCCGTCGGTTCTTTCGATGGTTCTTTCGATGGTTCTTCCGTCGGTTCTTTCGATGGTTCTTTCGATGGTTCTGTCGATGGTTCTTCCATTGGTTCTTCTGCTGGTTCTTCCGTCGGTTCTTTCGATGGTTCTTTCGATGGTTCTTCTGCTGCGTTAGGCACAGACTCTTTTGATTGTTGAATAAATTCACTTATAGTTTTATCAGAATCAGTAGTTAAGACATCAATTGATTTCTCTATTTTTTCATTAGTAATTTCGTCTTTTTCAACAAGAGGCAGAGGTTCTGGTTCTGATTCTGGTTGTTGAACAGTACGATTTTTATTATTCACACGTTTGGGTGGTTTTACTTTATTATTCTTTTCATCAAATACAACACCCTTCTTTTTATTTCGCAATGCCTGTTTATGTTGTATTAAATCTTCAGTCATTTTTACACATTTTCCGGTTTTAGGATCTCTTCTTTCACCGGTTGGACAACGTCCTTTATTATTTGCCTGTTTAGGTTGAGGTTCAGAAACAGAAACAGGTTCAGGTTCAGAAACAGAATCAACCACAGGTTTAGGTTCAGAATCAACCACTGGTTTAGCTTCGGAATCGACCACAGGTTCAGGTTCAGGTTCAGGTTCAGAAACAGAATCAACCACAGGTTTAGGTTCAGGTTCAGAATCAGAATCAACTGCAGATACAACATCATTCGACTTTTCTACTTTTTCAACAATTGGTTCTAATAGTTGAACAGGACGTTTTTTTATAGTCGCGCGTTTGGCTGGCTTTACCTTATTATTATTTTCATCAAATACAACACCTTTCTTTTTATTTCGCAATGACTGTTTATGTTTTATTAAATCCTCCGTCATTTTTACACATTTTCCGGTTTTAGGGTCTCTTCTTTCACCAGTTTTACAACGTGTTTTATCCATATTACGATTCTTACAATATATGGACAAAATATATTTATGCTAATTTACAACCAATAAGACAATTATATATATTTTGAATGAGTGCTTTTTTTTCTAAATTGTAAGGTCGAATACATTCAAGACATTCATCATGCGTTTTCCAAGCAATTTTACTCACTTCAGTCTTATCAAATGGTTTTAATTCACCGATTTTTCCATCCATCTTCATTAAGTAGTATTTATGCTTATAAGATTTATAATTTGACCCCATAAATATTTCCTCAAATGGTTGAATATTGTCGATATTATATAAATTTCTTTGCGAATAACCGGTTTCTTCAACAAACTCGCGGATTGCACAAGTCAAATCATTTTCATTATGATTTCTCCTTCCTTTTGGAAAACCCCATTCAGCTTCTACCCATTTTGTTTCTTTATTTGATATTCTTATTAATTCTGGCAAATCATATGTTTCGTTCTGTGTCATGATTCCTGATTTAAGTGTATTAAATTTTTCTCTAGATATATTTTCCTCACTTTTATACTGTTGCGAAATAGGATTATTTGACCATAATTCAATCCATATTTTATCAAAATCATCAGTCAATATTTTTTCCTTTTCTGCTATTGTCATTTCGTTCAATAAATTAATAATATATTCTTTATTGTATATCGAATATTTACCACGCATAAAATCCATAAAGCCTAAAGTATCCTTTCTACGTATCATTAAGAACTTGAAATCATTTACTTTATCGTCATATCTAAATGCGACTATACCTATACTAATAATTGGCATTTTACACTGATGATATGAATGACCTGATTTTCCGCAATTGCTACAATAATTATCCATTTATACAGTTAAACTAATATAATATAATCCAATACTTCTATATAGTTTTACATGCCTACAAATATTACCAAAGAAAATACAGTTTTTGATCCTGAAACATGGGGCCCACATTATTGGTTTTTTTTAATGACACTCGCATTATCATATCCTGATAATGTAAACGCAGTAGTCAAACGAAAATATTATGACTTTATTACAAATCTACCTGTATTTATTCCGAATTCTGAAATAGCCCATAAATTTAGCAACTTATTAGATAAATATCCGGTTTCACCTTATTTAGATAATCGAGAATCTTTCGTAAAATGGGTGCATTTCATTCACAATAAAGTCAATCATTCATTGGACAAGACAGAAATTTCATATGCAGCAGCAATAGAATCGTATTTTGCAGAATATAGACCGAAACCAATCTATTTATCCGAAAGAATAAAATGGAACAAATATATTATTGTTTCCATATTTATCTTTCTCTGTTTCTTTTTTATTTATCTATACTGGGATAAATAGTTTTTTGTGATTATATAGTAAATGAGAATAGAAATTGTCATATTCGTCATTACGGCATTATTAATTGTAAACTTGTATACTGACGGTAAATATTTTAAAATGTTATTCAAATTTAAAAAATACTATCAGATGATTGGTATCGCTGTCGGAGGATTGATCTTTTACTATTTAATCAAAAAGAACCCTCTATCCATGGGGTCAATGTTATCTACTACAAATGACTATTTAAAATACATGCCGATTGATAAAAATACATCAAATATATTAAGTCCTATTTTAGACTTTACGTCAAAACAAAATTTCTATCAAGATCAATATCAACATAGCAGTCAAACGCCGGTCTTACCTGTTCAGCATATGAATTTATCGCCTTATGAAAGAAAAGTCATGATGTCTGGTGACAATAAAACTGGACAAAAGGTAAAACGTTCTGTTAGTGAAACAAAAAAGAAATTTGTTGCATCTAGACAAGGATGGAAATGCGGTGATTGCCAAGACCAGTTAAACGCATGGTTTGAAGTAGACCATAAAATACGTCTTGAACATGGTGGTAGTAATCATGTAGACAACTTAGTTGCTCTTTGTAGGGATTGTCATGGAAAGAAAACGACAATAGAGAATTTGTAAATATATAATATAGCTTCATTATATATTTATGGTTGATTATACAAAAGGAGCTGGTTCATTAGGAACATATATTGCAATTTCAGTTGTTATCATTTATTTATACTACCAAATAAATTTAGCAGCACACGATGAAAAAGCATTTACAAAAAATTTTACATATAATATTCTTATGATTGTTGTTCCAACCATTTTAATATTAGGACTAGTTGTATTCACGTCTTTTGAAAAAGATGTACAAGCACATTTCATTTCTGGTGCTATTTTAGCATGCGTGATTGTATTTTTTGTATTTTATTTTTTAAAAACAAACCTATCTACATATATTTTCAATAACTACTTGTTGTATACAGTCATTGCTTTATTAATTGTAATTGGATTATCTATTATATTTACTCTTTTTTCAGGCACTTTGAGAAAACTTAATGGATGGACTGGATTCTTTGTTAATTTACTTTTTTATATTCCTTGTTTAGTTCGAGACTTTATTAAAGCATTAATTCAAGAATCAAATACTTCATCTACTACTGTTTTAGTATTATTTGTCTTTGAAATCTTACTAATCATCTTGTATTTTTTGATTATTCCATTAATAAATGACAAGTCATTTCCTGAAAAAACAGTTATATTGAACGATCCTGTAATGTTGAATACGAAAATGGATTTTGCTACATGTGATATTGCAAAGAACGCAACAAACACTAATTTCGCAATTTCAATGTGGATATATTTGAACTCTGCACCAAAAACGAAAAAAAGCTATATGGAAGAGACCACCATTTTTAATTATTCAGACCAAACTGGAGAAAAACCTCATATTAAAATAACTTATTTCAATAATAAGAATGGATCCAATGATTTTATCATGTATGTAGAATCGCAAAAATTCACTATTTCATTACCTCTTCAAAAATGGAATAATTTTGTGATTAATTATACAAGTGCAGATCCAGAAACAAAAAATCCTATAAAAAAGGAAATATATTTGAACGGAGATACTTATCAAGGTGAAATCAAAATGGATGGTTCAAAATCAAATAAACATGGTAAGGGAACATTATCACAAGTAGATGGGACGATTTATGAAGGACAATGGAAAGATAATGAAAAACATGGTTTGGGAAAGATGACTGACCCAACTGGTAAACTGATAGAAGGAGAATGGGTAAAAGGTGAACAAACAAAGGTTTTTACATATGTAGAAAAAACAGGTGAATTTACAGGTAAAGGAACTATAGAGATTGTTTCGGTTTCATCTAAAGAATCATATGAAGGTGATATTAAAAATGGACAAAAACATGGATATGGAACGAATACATCTAATACAGGTTATTGGAGTAATGACGATTTCGTAGGCTCAGAAGATAACTGGTTAAAATCAGCTGAAACAAATATACCATCTAAAAACTATATAATAGATATATTTATAAATGGAATTTTAGAAAGATCTTACACTTCTGGCAAAATGCCGATTTTTAACAAATATGATATTATGTCAATTGGACAGCAAGACATAGGTAACACTTTTCAGGGGACTGGACTATATGGTTCAATATGTAATATAGTATATTATAAAAAACCATTATCACAATTAGCAATTATATATAATTACAATTTATTAACTATCAAAAATCCACCTATTTCTTATTAAAAAAATATATATGTATTTTATACATGAGTTATTTGATTATTGTTTTAGCGATCATTGTAATATTGCTTATTTACTATATATATACTAAGATAACTGCTACTCCAACTGTTGGAAATAATATTGATTTAACGCAATCACCCGCAGTAATTAAAAGTTCTACCATTACAAATCCGTATAGCGCTTCTTACACAATAGGTGTATGGGTATATGTATCAAATTTTGACACAACTTCGAATAATATTGGCGATTTTTTAAAATATGAAACCACTGGAGTTAATAAAAAGACATTGTTTAGTTTAGTTATGGATAGCACTATTCCAATATTAAGATGTAAACTACTCCTTAGTGATGATACCAACTATCAAACAATTACAATAACAAGCGAGAATGAACGTTTTCCTATACAACAATGGGTATATGTAGTTGTTTCTGTGTCGCCTTCATTTGTGGAATGTTATTTGAATGGTCGATTTGTTTCTGCAACTAGAACAGGAACGTATACTAATTCAAATAGTGTTACCACGGTGAAAGGTCTGAAAATTATATCACCTACTGCTGGTACAGATGTTGAGGCTGGTCCTACATTTAGATTCGGTGCAAAAGGTACCATTAACTCTGAATCAAATAGCGGTCGACCAAATGGATGCCCTGTTGTATTAACAGGACTATCTAGATGGGATTCCCCACAAAGCGCAGGTGATATTTACAATAACTATATGAAGGGTAATGGATATAATTCTAGTTTATTTGGATCTTATCATTTAGATATCAACTTAAAGAAAGGTAAAGATAATTACAAAGTTCCTGTTTTTTAACAAATGAAATACTGTAAAATTAAATATATTTAGTAGTATATATATTTAGTATGAGTGAACCAACGACAGGAAATATAATGAATAATCCGCAAGTTGCTTTAAATAACGCAATGAGTGGATTTTCGTCGCCTCAAGCTGTTGAAACGACTGATAAAGGATTTTTAAATTCAAATGGGATTATTGCAAAAGTTGTATTTTTAATCATGGTAGTTATTATTTATGTAATACTTTTTTTTATTGTTGTAAACTTAATTAGCTACTTCACAAGTCCTTCAGGTAGTCCCTTATTAATAAATGGTCAAATAGATGGCACTAAATTAGTATCAATACCTCAAAACCCCGCAAATTCTTCATCTAAACCTATCATGAGATCAAATAATCGAGCAACTGGTATTGAATTTACATGGGCTGTGTGGTTAAATTATGCTGATAGTATTAGTGAAAGTAAATATAGTCCCGTATTTGTTAAAGGCGATATAAGCACGCCAAATCTTCCTTATTGTTCCATTAATCATGGCCCGGGTGTATATTTTGGTAAAAAAAAGATTAATTCATCCGATACTGTCTCGCGAACTGACAATGTACTATATATTTTATTTGACACTCCAACAACTTCTGCAATAGCATCTGAAGATTCACCATCTATTATTGTAATTCCAAATTTACCTGTAAATACTTATTTTCATTTAGCCATACGATGCCAAAATACATATATTGATATTTATATCAATGGTACACTTGTAAAAAGACAAAATCTAATGAATGTACCAAAACAAAATTATTATGATTTACATGTTTGTCCCAATGGCGGTTTTAATGGAAAATTATCTAATTTACAATATTTTGACAAATCGTTAACTGTTGTGGAAATTAATTCAATTGTACAATATGGCCCAAATCAACGTGATATGATATCAGGTAGTGCATACACTGTAAGTATGCCAAATATTATATCTACATCTTGGTATAATAGTTTCTTAGGTTAAAAATAAATGTAGTCATTCATTCGCAGTAAAATATGTTTTATTATTTTATAATGTCTAATCAAATATGCGATGATCCAGCGTATCAGAGTATGATTATACAAAAAAAACGGTTTCAATTATTTAATAAGCCACCTTCAAGATATGATAATCTGTCAAATAATCCATATACTCTAACTCATCCAGTTACTTCTAAAAAGTTTACAAAATTTGATCTAGATATGAGAAGAAAAGTTGAGGTACTAAAATATTCAGCAAATAATTCGAGCACACAAACAAATCGATTTACAAAAGCAGAAATATATGCACAAGTAATAAGCGGTAAATATCAACAAAGAACATATTCAAATTCATATATAACAGACAATACAGTAAATGACCAGCTTGTGAAATGTCCTACCATATATACACCCACTTCTGCGTGCAATGTACCTGGACCGGTCATATATTTATATGAAGACACGAATGTACCTATATATAATTATACTACCAATAATGACGCTAATTATGGAATCTTAACACAAGGTATAAATCCATATGGAGTATGGGATTATACAAAGGATACGAATAAAGCGAACAATTCTATTATTACAAGTTTATTTATTTATTATAACGATAATCCTTCTAAAACATTTACTATTACTACACCAATTGTCATTAAGTTTGATGGTACTAAGCCACAATCAACCGCACGCACCATAACTTTAAAAATAGATTCAGTTACAACAACTATATTATATAATAACTCAATATATACACCAACACCATCTCTTAATCATACGTTTAATGCGAATACTATAAGTATAGTATTACAATCCAACACATCAACTTCTTTTTCAGGAAGTTGTTACCTAGGTTTACTAGAAATAAAAAATATAGTTTTACCAATTCAAAAAGGATTTATTTTTGATATAAAGACAGCAGTTACTTATACGACTACAATTTCAAACGCAAATAATGTAGTTCTGTCTAATGTAAATACTATATTCAATCCTACTAATTTTACTCGATCAGCAACCAATTGTACTATTACTGGTGATATAACCAATCCGATTACACCAATGACGGTTATCGCAATATAATTTACCATTTTTCTTTTTTTCCACCATCATAGGTTTTTCCGTGACCTTCATTCACCATGATAGTATTTATAGACAATATATCTACATTATTCCATATTTCTACTAACAGCCTTCCGTACTTATCAAATTCATGACATGTTATACGTATGTTTTTTTCCGGATGTTTTGTTAACAGTTCAGTAAATCTATCTTTCGCTGCACTTGCTAATCGTTTTTCTTGTTCTCTATTTGTGTTTGATAGAAGCGGTTTCATTTCCGGAGAATCATATCCTAATGCTCTACATCTATACTTTACCGGTTTTCCATCATATACAAATATAATACTCAGTGTGTCGCCATCATATACATTGGTCGGTATTCCAATGAATGATTGTCCTTTGAACGAGAAACATGCCATGTTCTCAGGTTCTATGACATTCTTAAGCAAAGATTGATCCGTATTTGATTTTCTACAGCAAAACATTTGATATATGACTAGCATTAAATAACCTACGAATGATCAATTTTATCCAATAAATATAATGCTCTAGGTATTTTCCATTCTATATTTTCGCCCCAAGACGCAATATCAAACTCTTTTTCAGCCATTTTATTTACAATGATATTTGTCATATGTTTATATGTATGACATAATTGTTCAACTCGTATTATAGAAACATCATTCATATAATGACAATGGTAAAAAAAATCATCTAATACAAATTGCGGATATTTTACATAAATTTTCTCTGTATTGTATTTTGAATATTCATATGTTTTACAAATAGTATATACTGTTCTCAGTGATACTAACACCTTTTTATATTTTTCTATAAATTCTTTTTTTATCAATTTGAATAGAAACGAATTCTGTTTGTTTGTATTATATATTTCGACTATTTGAGAACATGTTTCAGATATCCATTGAATATCATCCATTATTTGAGAACCATGAATATAAATACTGTCATATTCTGCCTTTTCTTTTTTATAATTTGCAAGCGTTTCTTCAAGCTTTTTGCGTTCTATACCAATTGCGCTTTTCGTTAATGCAGATTTATTATAGACATATGTTTGAATCAGGTTCTCAACAATATCTTCATGTTTCTTATTGATAGAGCTAGAAGCAGTGTCTAATTCACGCAACAATACACTTAATTGACTTTCAGATAGAATATCATCTGAATATGAACCACCACGTACATAGTCGATTCCATAACCAATCATATATATTTTTACATAACGATCAATATCCATACCATATTCAGTATTATAACGATTTACGATAGAAATAGGTTTGTATTTTTTCATATAATCTGAATATAACTCTGCTTCCAACATTAGTTGCGCATCTGATTTGTTTTTTTGAGAACACGAACAGACATGGAGAAAAAACCTTTCAAATTCTAAATAAAAAACAATAATCATTCGTATTATATAATAAATAGTATGTGTATTATTTATTATATTTTCAAACCAATTATCTTTGTGTCATGGTAGGATTTAGACACATTTGTTGTGATGGAAATACTTGACCAGACATACATTTGTCCTGATCAGTAACACTAACGCACCCTCTTGCTCCGTTATATTCACCTACTAGACACCATTGATTCTTTGAGCACGATGGCGCGTTTTGAATAGGACTGGTGCTTGCATCAGGACTCGGTTGTTTTGGTGGTACCGTCGGTGGCTTATTAATCGCAATATCAATACCCTTTCCAGAATCAGAGGATTGACCACTTGCTTTCACTAATAGTGCTCCTACAGATTGAACGGTATCATGAGCAATATCTATTCCTACTTTGGAGGCATCTGCTAGTAAGTCAGATGATTTATCTATTGCGGTTCCTGAAGCATATCCTAAATCAGATAATCCTTTAGAAACAACTGGGTTGAAAATGTTTATTAGATATTGTAGAGCATTTCCAAAAATAGTGAAAACATTTATTCCTAAAAGTGATAAAATTAAAATGATTGATAAAATAATAATTATTGTATTTTTTACGGGTCCACCTGATTCACTTGTTTGTATTTGACGTGGTTCAAAGGATTGGTTCTCCATTCTATACTATAAAGATATATATCTTATATAGAAAATAGATCCTTCGTTCAAGTTTTATATATAATTTATTGTTTTAATATAAATGGGTTTTTTTAATATTTTGGAAACGTTTTTCTTTATTAGTTTAGCAATTACGTTCGTATTAATCATGATGTTAGTCTATCATTTTAAAGGTCGAATTTCTATATTGGAACAAAAATGCGATACTATGTTTGAAATTATGAATAATATGGTAAAAGAGATGAGAACCATCAAAACGTATTCTTCAAATCATATAAATCCGCCAGTGATTGTTCCAAATAATGAAACAATGTTATTTCAACAACGTCAAAATTTAGGCGAGTTATTTCAACATTTCAATCAAGAATACGATCAGGGCGATGAGGATGATGACGACGAAGATGATGACGAGGATGATGGCGAGGATGAAAATACAAATACAAATCAAAAGATTGTTGTATCTGATACAGAATGTGAGGATGGTGAACCATCGATTAAAGTCATAAACATTGAATTTAGTGATCCTGAATCAAATATTCAAAATGAGAATTTAGAAGAATTAGAAGAATTAGAAGAACAAGATATAGATATGGAGCAGGAACTAGAGGAAGAGAATCTAGAAGAAGAGAACTTGGAAGCAGAGGTTGAAACTTCATTAAATGAATATTTAGAACAATCACCTGATTATAAGAAGATGGAAATGAGTCATTTGAAAACACTTATCATTTCACGTAGTTTAGCAACAGCATCCGATGTTAAAAAAATGAAAAAAGGTGATTTAATCAAAGTATTAGAAGATTCAAAAGAATAAAATAAAAGATAAATAATGTATATATAATGTTCTCAAATCAAGTATTTTATGAACCCGAAAAATTCAACTGTGCCTATCCTAAATTAAAGGAAACAATCCCGCAATCACGTTTAGGCTATCATTCCAATAATAAGTATGACGGTTTTCCACCGATTATGATGGATGGACGTACTATTGTTGCTTCATGGCAACCCGAAGCTATATTAAATGAACATTTATTAAAAGAAATTGGCGTGCAAACAAACTGGCAATATCGTCAATATTTGACGAAGAACGCAAAAGATATTATGAAATATAATTGTGTTCAGGCATCGACCGATTCAGGATATTTAAAACGATATACTGATTTAACTGGCGAGACTTATTCTACACCATATATTGCTTCTTCATTCGTTGACTCAAATGAACCAAAAGGTTATCAAACAAGCGATCTTAAAGAATTGTATTTATCGAGAGAACAACTCCAATCGCGCATGGTCGCACCAGAGATTACACAAGAAGATATATTACGTATGAGAAACCAAAAATAAAGATACCTATTACTGAAAACAAAATAAACATATGAAACATATTATTTCACATGTTTTAGTTTTACACTATAAAATTGATTACTTTTTTGTATAGACAACTAATGACATCACAATCGTAATCAATATGACTACACAGAATACTCAAAGATTTTTCCCATACACAAATGAATGTGCGTTTCTAGATAATAATAAACGTACTTTATTGAAAGTAGCAATGCGAGTGGCAAATGAAGAGAACCTATTTGATTTCTTATCTAAGAATCAAGATGGACATTGTTGTTCTCATGTTCTGCCTAAACTTTTACCTATTTCGATTGCTTTAGGTAATGAATGTGAAGGTATTGTAAAGAACGACATTATTTGGTCTCAAACATTCTTTTACATTATTTCAATGCTTGAGCTTATTGCTCGCGAAGGCTTTGATGAGTTTGAACGGAGATATACAAGTAGTCGGGCGGAATCACTATCACCGGTTCTAAATAATCAACCATTTAGAATAGGACAAATGGTGTTAACAAAGATAAACAGAACTGAATGGTCTAGTGGTAAAATTGTAACAATACTCGAAGACAATACGTATGTAATTCAATTACTAGAAAACGCAAGCCAAATGATTGAATACGGTGAAAATATCAAAGAGTTGGATACATCAAAAATAGACTTACCAGTTAATCCTGATTTTAGTTTTATTAGCGATGGCCATACAAGAAGAATGATTGAAAGTGGTTATAAAGCGGTTTCGCAGAGTGAAGGTTGGAATATTTTACGCGAGTTTACTGGTATGTCATTCATGTTCTCTGATGATCCAAATATACATCGAATAATGACTGCAGTAGATAACGCATATTCAGGCGGACATAGTGGGTCATCTATTGGATTTACAATGCGCAAATTAGAACGAATCTCGCATATTGGTCTGAATGCCTTCAAGAACGAATATATTGAGAACCAACAACACCATTAGATATAGCTAGGTATATGTATAGGTATAGGTATAGATATAGGTATAGATATATAGTAAAATATAATCAGTCACCCTTTTTTTATTTTTGAAAAAAAGGTATAAATATATTGATATACACTGTTCAATAAATGAAGATAATCAGTTTTGATGTTGGTATTAAAAACATGGCTTACTGTATTTTCTCAGTGAAAGACGGCGAATCGCCGCCGTTTGAAATCGCTGATTGGAATGTGGTTTCATTATTAGAAAAAGAAGAACCTCATGTATACTGTAATTGTGCTTCCGTTAAAAAAAAGTCGAATAAACAACAAATCAAGAATTTTTTTATTGATAGTTCGTTTACACCGTTGAAAAATTCAAATCATACATCGGGTGATTTGAATTTTTCAACTAAGTTACCAGTATCTAAAGTATGTGAATTACCACAAACGAAACTGTGTTGCCGTGTAGGTAAATTCAAAAAAGGAAATAATATATACTGCGATAAACATTCAAAAACACAAACAGAATGGCTAATTCCTGAATCTAGGTTCTCGCAAAAAAATTTGAAAAAGACAAAAGTAGAAGACTTGATAAAACTCGCTTCCAATTTGAAAATGGAGAACATTGGAAAAAAACGAGTGGATATTATCAACAATTTTGATATTTTTATTAGAACTCGTTGTTTAGAACCAGTTGTATCATCAAAATCAAAGAGCGCAGGAGATACTGATTTGGTTTCTATTGGAAAGAAGATGAGAGAAATATTTGATCAGGTTCTCGAATCTCATAAAGATATTACTCATGTTCTCATTGAGAACCAAATATCACCATTGGCAAATAGAATGAAAACAATTCAAGGTATGTTATCGCAATATTTTATTATGGTATATGATACCATTTCTATCGAGTTCATTTCTTCGGCAAATAAATTGAAAATATTTTCCTCTATAAAAAAAGAACCTCACACAGAAGAATCTGATAACACGCAAACAAAGCGAGAACCTACACAAAGTCAGACATATAAAGGACATAAAAAAGACGGTGTCTATCATTCTATCAAAGTTCTCGAAAAAAACATCTGGATATCTAATAATCGATGGACATTAGATACAAAGAAAAAAGACGATTTGGCGGATTGTTTTTTACAAGGACTTTGGTATTTATTGAAAAAAGAAAACATAACAATGAATGAACATTATACTATTATATAATATATGGGTTCTCGAAAAAATAAAACAGTAAAAAGAAAAAGGGTCATGATTACTGCGTTTGAGAATATGTTTCAACTTGCTGTTGATAATGAGAACAAACTTGCACATGAATTAAAAAAAGCGAATCCAAAAATAATAATTGTTGCCGGAAAAGATTTGAAACCTGGATGTTCATACACATTCATTGACCCTTCAGTACATAATAAGGATTTTACTGTGAAATCTATTACTAAAGACCCTGAACAAGGTCCAAAGAACCCTAGTGGCGAGCAATATTTATTGACAAACGAAGGTTGGTGGATTCGCGACTTTCCTATTGGAGGAAATGATAAATTCATAAAGCACAGATGTGGTATCTCAAAATCGAAATCACGATCAATAAGTAAAAAATCAAATTCAAAATAAATATTTATAGTGCGTAGGACTTAAAAATATTTATTGTAAGAATAACATAAATGGAAGTCATTGATTTAGGATTAAATGATTTAGACACAGTTTCTATAAGTTTCAATGAAGACATGCCATCGTCGGCCTCTTCATTGGGCGCAGGAATCGAATTATTAATGAATGATAAAAAAAAAACATCATCAGGGTCTATGAATATCGATTTAGGCGAATTAGATAAATTGGAGAACGAATTGAACGATTTATCTAATTCATCAAAGCCATCTGGAGATACAAAATCCATCGGTGGATTGAGTGGGTTTGGCTCATTCTTTGGTTTTGGTAAAGAAAAGGAAAAAGAAAAAGAAAAAGAGAAATCCAATGAATCGTCTGATTCCAATATTGGTCAGGCCACTGCAGATAGTATGGGGAATACAAAAACATGGGACGGGTTCTCGAAAATTAACGAGATTCCTCAAAGCGGACCCGCTTATGGATCTAAACTATCTGATCGTGAAAAGAGGAGAAAGAAGCGTATGATGATTAAAAAAATAGACGAATGGTACGAGAAGGGTCTCATAAAATCAAATCCGCATTTCAATATGGAATCCAATTATGAAGAAGTTGAAGATGAATATGAAACCGCATTAGAAGACAAGAGAAAGAAAGACAGTGTCAAGTTACAAGGATGGTGGTTTATGACTGCAGTGAATTCGATCGAGTATGCAAACGCTGCGTTCAATCCGTTTGATATCAATTTAGATGGTTGGGGAGAACAGGTCAATGAAGATATTGATTCATATGAAGAGATTTTTTCAGAACTTCATGATAAGTATAAAGGCGGTAAACTATCACCCGAGATTTCGCTTCTATTGCGTTTAGGTTTTTCAGCAGCTGTTGTCAATTTCACAAACAAGGCTCTTTCGTCCGCTACACCTGCATTCAATGATGTCATTAAACAAAGCCCCGAACTTATGAAAATGTTTACGAATGCCACTGTGAGCAGCATGTCGCAAGCCAGTCCTGGATTTAACTTCGCAAACAATATGATGAAAGACGCAACTGGGCCATCCATGAATATGGGCCCACCACCTGCACCCGTAGAGACCAAATCGATGCCTTTTTCAGGACAACGTCCGGGTAACAATAGTATGAACTTTATGAATCCACCACAAAATAGACCTGATGTATCTATGGGAAGAGGCGCTAGCGCTTCAGGAATTGATATTAGTCAACAATACGAGAATGTGAATAGACCATCACGTCCTGAAATGAAAGGCCCTCAAACAGATATTGACAGTATTCTTTCTGGGTTAAAAACGAGAACAGTTGATATTCATCCACCCGTTCAAGAGCCTTCCAATGACTATAGTGGTGTAGATGATTCTATGATATCTATTTCCAGTTTGAAAGATATGCAGGACGCAAATATGCCAAAGCGAACAAAGAGACGTAATAATGGATCTAGAGGAAACACTATTTCATTGGACATATAAGTATAAATATTATCATTTTCTTATAATATTTATTTACGACGAGTTTTATTTTTTTTTGAGGGTTTATTGTTTCTGGAGGTTCTCTTATTTGTGTTTTTTTTCGTTTTACCACCACCAGTTAGTGACGTTACGTGTCTTTGAGGCGTTTTCTTATAATTAGCAATTCTAAATCTCTGTTCTTCATGTGCGTCCTTGTTGCCAGTTGCATTTTTTATCTTGATATCGTCATAGTCTTTTCGGCGATTATATCGATCAATAAGTGATACTCGATTGGCTGCTTGTTTCTCCGTCCTATTATTCGAATGGACTTTTAGTTGCTTCTTCAAATTGGCTTGGGTGTCTGGTATTATATTTTCAGCAAATTTTTCTGCTGATTGGCTTGTGCGTGTGCTTCTGTCTTCTACTTCTTTCGCCTTCTTCGCTTCTGCTGCTGCCAACTTCAGCTTGGCTTCTGCTTCTTCCGCCTTCGGGTTAGCTTCTGCTTCTTCCGCCTTCTTCGCTTCTTTCGCCTTATTCGCTTCTTCTAGCACAATCAACCTATTGTTTAGCTGCTGTTTACGAATTTCACGTTCATTACGTTTTATAATGTCTAATTTCGCACGGTATTCTTTTTCAATATTTATCTTGTCTTGTGATGCCTTGTTTTCCGTGACGGCATTATTATCACTTCTTGCTTTCACTGTTGCGTCTGTGGTCGCATTCGGTGTGGCTGTACCCTTAACTTTAGTAACTGCATTATCAATTACAGATTTTACAAATTCTGACGCAACTTTCTTTTGTGGAGTTGGAGATTCTATATTAATTCTATTATTTTGTTTTAACCCTTTTTTTGTTCCAATTATTTCCTTTTTTTTCTGTGTTGAATTTTTTACACTAACACCCAATCTAATATTTTGTTTTAATCCACCCATTTTTGTTTTGTTTACCATATATCTATACTATACTTACATATATTTTGCCTTAAATTCTTCTACCGTCATAACCGGTATTCCATTCTTTTCGGCAAAAGCGGTTTTGTTCGATTTATCTTCCTTAGATTTCACAATAAGAACAAAGATATCTTTTTTCATAGAATCTTCTAATACTAATCCATGTTTATTCATAAAATCAATAATCTCTTTATCTCTTACCTTCGTCATAACAATCTTTTTCTGAAACAAAGGATGACCAGTATTTATAAATGTGTTTTGAACTTGGAGAACAGGTCTATTTAATTTATCTTCTAAATCACACTCTTTCAAAAATATCATAAACTCTGATATATTCTTCACAAATTCATGTGCGTTTTCTTTACCAATACCATCGACCTCTTTCAACATGGTTTCTTTCATTTCATCTGACTCATTGCTCGTCATAATATCCGGATATTTTGCCAAAATCGGTTTTATTTTTCGTTCACCTAAACCTCTACCCATTTTTCCAGAAGCCACTATAATATCCAATAAAGACGCATTCTTGATTTTATCTTGTATACTACCATACAATTTCTCAGCCATTTTTGTTTTAAATCCATCAACCTTTTCAAAATCTGAAACCGTCATTTTCAAAATTGCGGGTACCGTCGTCTTTCCTGCCTGAAACATTTTTTTTATATTTCCTTTTCCTAAACCATCCACTTCCAAAGAAACGAAAAACATTGTAACGTTTTTCTCTTGAACAGTTACATCATCATTCGGGTTCTCCAATAAAACATCTACATGCGTTTTATTCCATACATAAGGAACCAACGGCATCTTTGGATTGTCTGCCGGTGTAGTAACCGATTTAATATATGGAATAACATCACCTGACCTCACCATAACAATGACTGCGCCAATACCGATTTTATTATCTTGTATGAATTTTCCATTGAATCCTGTAGCATATTCAATACGAACCCCCGCTAATTGTATAGGTTCAATTCTTACGCGCGGTTTCAAATATCCATCTTTACTAGCTTCCCATAATACATCTACTACTTTTGCCTCGGCAACTTGGTCAGACATCACCATCTTAAAGGCAAATGAATGATTCGGATTTCCATGACTTCTTGGATATATTGCGTCATTAGATACAATGACCCCGTCAATTTCATATTCATAATTGGTTCTCCAATCAACAAGTGTATCTGATAACATCTCATTCGTCAGCGTATCATTTATTGTATTATATACAACTTCTAATCCGAACTTTTTAAGGGTCGCAATTTGTTCGCTTGGTTTCAAGTCTGGTTGAACGACCTCGTATGTTATAAAATGTAAATCCTTTGCTTTTTCATCTGTTGATTTTCGATTAATAATGCCAGATACAAGATTGCGAGCATTGGCGAATTCCTCCGCGTATTTTGTTTTAAACACTGATTTTGGTATAATAAATTCGCCTCGAACCGCCATTCCTTTTTGTAACTTGGGCAGCTTGAGAACACTTATTAAATGCGAAACGTCTTGACCGACTAGTCCGTTTCCTCTAGTATATAATTTGTATTTATTTGCTGTGTCACAAACATACATTCCTGAAACACCGTCTAGTTTACAAGAGAGAACATAAGGCCCGGAATATTTTTCGGTCCATGTTTTCAGAGCACCAGAATCAGGTTTTATTTTATCCATGGACGCCATTTCAAATGGCAAATCGACTTTGTTCTTTCCTTGTATAGGAGCACCTATTTCTTCCAACACTTGTGTTTTTGGAAACTTTATTGCGACGAACTCCTTTATAATATCATATTCATTATCTGTTAATAATGATCGGTTCTCATTATAATATACGTCATTTGATACTTGTAAGATTTTTGATAATGTTGATTCGTCTAGTTTTTCGAGAACTGTTATACCAACCGTTTTAAAATCTTGTATTGTTTTTAATATATCTTGCGAATCATTGGTATTTGCGGTTGGTTGGATTTCTTGTTTTGGACTCACATGTTTTGGACTCACTTGTTTTGGAGTCACTTGTTTTGGAGTCTCTTTTTTTGGAGTCTCTTTTTTTGATGTTTTATTTTTTGGTTCTCGCTTTTTCTTTTTTTGTTGTTCTTTTAGTTTTAGTTCAACCTGCGATATTACGTCAATCGGCGTTAATAAAATATTTTCAGAAATGGTTCTATCAGGATCTGCTTCTGCTTCTGCTTCTGCTGCCTTTGTTTTTACAATAGGCTTCTTTGGTACAGGCGTTAATAAAATATTTTCAGAAATGGTTCTATCTGGATCGTCTGCGTCTGTGATCGGTTCTTTCTTTTTAGAAACACGTTTTTGTATTGGTGATCCAACTCTATTTTGAGAACCTATTAAAATTACACTACGACCATCAACTCTTTCGACAGGTGTTTTATATTGTAACTTTAAAAAGTCAAATATGGATTTTTCGTCTGTAAATGTATGATCTACAAGAGAACCTTTTACGCCTTTTTCGCTCATTACCGATAACCCATGTTCATTTAAAGAGTATCCTTGTTTCAGAGCATGTCCTCGCATAACTGCGTTAAACCCCTTGCTACCCGTAAAATATAGAATGGAAAATGGATACTCTTTCACAGTAGAATATAGAAAATCTGTGCGGCGATATGTATCTGAACTTGGTATTTTGGAAACGACCAAACATTTATTTTTACCACGCGATAAAACCTCCACAATAATATTTTGAGAAATCAAAGAATCAATAAACTCTTCAAATACGGTTGCAGAAGCAGATGTAATAATAACATCAATATCACCGGAAGATGTTACACCTCGACGATAACTGCCTACGATTTCATATTTTGATTCTTTATCTGCAATTTTTTTGAACGTTTTTTGAAATATCTTATTGTACTGGTCAATCTCTTTTCTGGGTATTCGTTTCAATATATCATCATAATATTTTAATCCTTTTCTCTGAACATCATTGAGAACATCATTTTGCTGTTGTTTCAACTGGTCGATCGTTGTAATACCTTTTTTAACTAACTCTTTTGCCTTTTGTGGTCCTATACCATATACATTTGTAAGAATCACTTCTGGCTTGTTCTCTTCTCTCTCAATAAGAGCAATCGTTCCTGTTTCTAAATATTCGTTTATTTTTTTCAAAATGGCCTCTCCTATTCCTGGCTTGCCTTTTAAATCACTTGCGGATTTTATCTCTGTTTGAGTTGACAAGATCGTTTCTTCTGCCTTTTTATATGCTCTTGCCTTCATAGGTTCTCCAGTTCTAGTCATAATCTCTGAAAGCTTTGACATCAAACCTGCCAACTTTTCATTTAATGACTCTGTTTTTGGGGTTCGTTCAGCCATCTTCTTACGTGTATATTTACGTTTTACTTTAACTGGTTTATCATTTTCAATTTTATTCATATATATTATTATTTATTTTATTTTATTTTTTAGATTTTACATTTGAGAACATGTTTTCATGTTTCCGAGTTCTCATGTTCTCGTGTTCTCGTGTTCTCGAGTTCTCATGTTCTCATGTTCTCATGTTCTCGTGGTTTCATGTTCTCGTGTTCTCGTGTTTCAGAGTTTTCATGTTTTCAGTGTTCTCGAGTTTTCATAAAATTGATTGACTTTTTTAAGAATATTTCATTTGTATTTATTCGAGGAAACTATTTAAAGCAATATGACATCCGCAACTGAAATGATCATGAACCTAGCTGAGCAACATATCACGAATACCATTGTGAATGCGGCAAAAGGTAAACCGATTAAAAAAAATAAAAAGGTATCTTTATCAGATGAGATTAAAGCATGTTTCGATATTGAGGCATTTATGACCAGTGCGGCTGAGCGTATTGAAAATCTGATTAAGAGCAAAGTGGAAGAGGCGATTGCAGAACATGTCGCTGCGTCAAAACCAGTAAAGGTAACAAAGAAACGTGCGCCAAAGAAGGTGGCAACTGTTGAATCGACCGTTGAATCGACCGTTGAATCGACTGTTGAATCGACTGTTGAATCGACCGTTGAATCGACCGTTGAATCGACTGTTGAACAAGTAAAAGAGGAAACAAAAGAGAAAAAGAAGCGTGCTGCTCCAAAGAACAAAAAGGTGGTTGAGTCGTCTGACACTAGCGAGCCAGTAAAAAAAGAAAAGAAGCCTAAAGGAAAAAAGTCACAAACAGCAACCGATGAAAAGTCAACGGAAGTGTCTGATTCAGACGCATCTGATTCTGAAAAACAAAAGCCAAAGAAAAAACGCATTGTTAAGAAAAAAGTCGTAGAGCCTTTACCAGTTGTAGAGTCTTTACCAGTTGTAGAAGCAGAAGCAGAAGCAGAAGCAGAAGCAGATAACAACGTAGCATCGGACGATTCCTCTGTTACTACAACAGACTTTGTTCGCCCGCTATCATTAACAGACGAACTCGAAGAAGAAGAACTTTCAGATATTGAAGAAGATGATTGATTTATTTGAATCACTAGCTAGAATAGCTAGAGTAGTTATAGATTGTAATCCCAAGTAAAATATAATTTGAAAACTATATAAACGTTTTTTTTGTGTTTATACAAATGAATTTCATGAGCGACATAATCGTACAATTATTTATATTTGCGTGTAAACTATTTAATAGGACTACCGACTATTACAACCAGCTATATAATTCAAGTATTCACTTCCAATATATTGTATGGAATATAAAATATACCTATTGTTGTTTGACATTTCAACATATGGAACCATTCAATACTCAATGGACATCAAAAAGCACTATAGTACAAAATAAAAAATACTTTATGGAAAAATATTCATTACGTGAAACGTATAATACACCAGTAGATGTAACAAATGATTCAGGATTATTTATTTTATTATCTTGTATGATGAGTTATTTTAATAGTGTATTATGTGTGAATACAATCAAAAACAGTGAATTATTTATAATAAAAATGAATGATGAACAAGATAACAGTGAATGTTATTTTTCATATAGAAATGATACAAATATTCCAATTATTATTAAAAAGTCAAAAGCAAAGTTTTTATCTATTGAATATAAGCATCCTAAAATGGAAGACTCTATTGAACTTACATTAAATAATTCTTGGTTTTATGCAGGCAATGAGCTATTTACACCAGCATTCGTATTGCGAGCATTAAAGTATCAGTCGTCTCAGTTCATATTTGATATGAATTATACTATTTGCTTTATGGATAACGATATAAACTGTGTTGAATTTGGAAGCAATAAATACGTTTTTTTAACAGACGATGGATATGAACTAATTGAAAATGATACGCCGATTGAGCTAGATGATACTAATAATGATAGCAATAATCTGTATGATACAGTATTTTGGAAGGAACATTATGCGTTCTGTTGTCAATTTCTCAATGATATTTCAAAAAAATAATATAAAGATTTATATAGATATATATTACTAGGCGCATGATAATGGATACAGTGAGTATTCAATCCCCTAAATATAAATTGAATGATAAATGGGATTTATATTACCATTTACCAGACGATAAAAACTGGGATATAACAAGTTATACAACTATTTTGGGTGATATTCATTCAGCCGAGGAAGTAATATCTATTAATGAGTTACTTCCTGACCCAGTAATAAAATCATGCATGCTTTTTTTAATGCGTTCTACTATTAAACCAATGTGGGAAGATCCAATGAATCGAAACGGAGGGTGCTTTTCTTATCGTGTAACAAATAAATTAGTTCCAGAAATATGGAAAAATTTAATGTATTTATGTTGCGGTGAATCTTTAACAAGTAAACCCGAGAACTTTAAACATATAAATGGTATTACTATTTCGCCCAAGAAAAACTTTTGTATTATAAAAATTTGGTTAGATACAATTAAATTTCAGGATCCAGCTTTTATTAAACAAATCGCAAACTTGCCGATTCAAGGATGCCTATTTAAAACACATGCACCGGAATTTTAGCGATTTACAAAAGCAAATCAACATTCAATAAAATTGAAAAAAGATATATAAATATATGATATCATATTCTGTAATGAAATCATATAGTGATCTAACATTGAAGTTAACAAAAAACTTATCTAAGTCCGAGAAAAAAGAATTTGGATTTTTCGTTACACCACCGTCAATTACAAACACACTTATTGAGAAAACACATATTCATACGACAAATGTGTCTCGAATATTAGAGCCATCTTGTGGTAGTTGTGAAATAGTATCGGCTTTAATAAATACTGGCTGTTATTCCAATGTGGTGATTGACGCAATCGAATATAACAAAACGGTATATGACGCTATAAAAGATATTGAGTTTGGACCATCCGTAAATATTATACATCAAGATTTTCTCAAATATGAAGGCGAATCTGGAACCTACGATTTAATCATAGGAAATCCGCCATATTTTGTAATGGCAAAAGATGATGTTCCTAAAAAATATCAGGACTTTGTGGTAGGTCGTCCGAATATATTTGGTATATTTATTATACATGCGATTTCTATGTTATCTGAAGGAGGTGTTTTATCATTCATTATTCCAAAGAGCTTCTTAAACGCTGCTTATTATTCAAAAATTCGAGATTATATTCGTTCGAACTGTACTATATTGAATATCATTGATTTTGAAAACAATAATGATTTCTTGGAAACACAACAGGCAACACTTGGCTTAATCATACAGAAAAAGATATGTAGTGAGGAATGTAAATTCTCGATAAAATTAGGAAATCATTATGTATTTACCGAGAACGCGGACCGATTGAAACGGCTATTTGAAGGGTCGTCTACATTGAAACAGATGGAGTTTAGTGTAAAAACGGGTAATGTTGTATGGAATCAACATAAATCGAAACTAACGAGCGACAATACAAAAACATTATTAATTTATAATACAAATATTGAAGGGTCCGAAATCGTCGAAAAGTCTTTCAATAATGACGAAAAAAAACAATACATTGACATGGACGGTCAAACAGGTACTGTATTGGTTGTGAATCGCGGCAATGGCAATTCTGCGTATAAGTTGACTTATTCGCTTGTCCAGAAACCTAAATATTTAGTGGAGAATCATTTGAATGTCATTGTTTATAATGGTACAGAAGATCCTGTTGAAAAATATAATCAAATTATTAGGAGTTTTAAAGATCCTAGAACAGCCGATTTTATAAATACGTTCCTTGGAAATAATGGTCTATCTAAAAGCGAACTAGAGTCCATTTTCCCGATTTATTAGACCCTTGAAGATGTAAAACCGCACCTTTCAAGTGTGTAAAATAGTTTATTAATTTGAATATGTATAAAATTGATTCAAAATACATAAAATTGATTCAAAATACGCGTTGCTCTTAATATAATATTAAACAATTAAACACATGGATTTTGATATAAACACATACTTGGATTCTTTACCGGAAGATACAGAATGTATATACTTAAATAAACGTAATTTAACATTTATACCTTCTTTAGAGAGGTTTAAAAATTTACGAGTATTAAATTGTTCGAATAATAAATTGCGTTTTTTACCATCTTTAAATGAAAATTTACGAGTATTAAATTGTTCGAATAATCTATTGAGTTCTTTACCATCTTTTAATAAAAATTTACGAGAATTAAATTGTGAATATAATGAATTAACTTTTTTACCATGTTTAAATGAAAATTTACGAGTATTAAATTGTTCGAATAATCTATTGAGTTCTTTACCATCTTTAAATGAAAAATTAGAAAGATTAGATTGTGAATATAATGAATTGAGTTCTTTACCATGTTTAAATGAAAATTTACGAGAATTAAATTGTGAATATAATCAATTGAGATTTTTACCATCTTTAAATGAAAATTTACGAGTATTAATTTGTAATAATAATCAATTGCGTTCTTTACCATCTTTAAATGAAAAATTAGAAAGATTATATTGTTATAATAATCAATTGCGTTCTTTGCCATCTTTAAATGAAAAATTTAAAAGATTATATTGTTATAATAATCCGATTTGTGAAATAATAGATATTGAAAAGGGTACAATGGATATATGTAAAAAACAAATACAAATATTGAATAATTTCCGTTATTTATATTGGTGTTTATACTTCAAAAAACAATTAAAAAAATTGTTATGGGAGAGAATAAGAGAACCTAAAATTATGAAACAATATCATCCAAATTATTTATTTGAAAATTTACGAAAAGATACAGCAGATTTGAATAAGTTTTTAGATACTTGCTATAAAAATGTACGATAGAAATTTATAACAAAATAAAAAATCAACCAAAAAAATAAAACAGCAAAGAAGCAGAAACAAACTCTTCAAGTAAAACAAGGAAGATGAAAAAAACAAGGAACATGAAAAAGTAACACCATCGTAGGTGAAATTCCTACTATTGATTTTACATTTTTTCTTATTTTTTGTCTAATAAAATGTGTAAATCTTCAAGGGTGTAAATTAGTTTTTGGTGCTTTTGGTGCTTTTGGTGCTTTTGGTGCTTTTGGTGCTTTTGGTGCTTTTGGTGCTTTTGGTGCTTTTGGTGCTTTTGGTTTTTCAAAATCCCGAATGCTTACTTGCCATGCTGGGTTTAAAATGCCCTGATGATTTTTCCAACGCAACAATAAATGATACTCTTTTTTTTCTGTTTTGAGAACAATTCTATTATTACATTCAACACGATCAAATACCAATGAATCGATGTCCATAATATCAATTCTATCCAAATGAAACTTGCACATGTTCGGGTCATATAATAAATATTCTTTATTACTTTGCGTTTCAATAATTGTTTGTTTAAATGCGTCGATATTGATGGTCTGAGCGTACTGTGTAATGTAATCAGCAATGGATCGCTTCACAATTTGTTGTTTTTCTTTTTTGTTTGATGCTTCATTATTATACATGTATAAGATAAACGGATGACAGGCATAATTTGTCTTCATGATATGTTTCATATACTCTTCTCTTGGTGGTATCGGGACATGAGTAGAAAGACTTCCATCATTTAACGCAAGTATTTCCTGTAAATAAGGTCCATCGTAAAAGTAATTCTGATATTTTGTATCAATAATTCCCCATGTTGTATTTATTTGAAGAAACTGTGGGATATTCTTAATAGAAGTTGCACCGAATTTGTACTCAAGCTTTATTTCTTTTTCTTCTCTGTCGTTCTTAAGATTCAATAAATAATCATAATTGTATTTACGACCAGCCATCTGTTTGATTGCGTAACTATCATAGTCCAATATTTCTTTCATCTTGGCTTCGAACTTTTCTCGTAAAACTACACAGTCTGGTCCATATATAGGGTCTTCAAATATGATTTCGTTTCCAGGCATTCTACATGCTGGGAAAAATAGTTCGCGACACTTGTTGTTCATATCATTGTTTGCACGCTTGTTCATATCATTGTTTGCGCGCACGACAGTCTTCTTGAAGAGTTCTATGTTCTGTGCTAAAAACTTGATCATAATAATCCTTTCGTATAATATACATTACATACTTTTAAAAAAGGCAATCGATTTTATTGAATATAAATATACAACTGCTTCTGTCTTATAATATCTTCATATAGTATAATGAGTATAATATATGATACAGGAGTACTATCACTATTTATACAAGCGGTTACTGGTATTTTTGATATATATGTGTTATCAATGAAATTTAGTCCATCAATGTCCTTCATCAAAAACTTATTGTGGATAGAACTATGGGTTCAGATTGTTGAAGCTACTTTTTACGTTTGGCTAGTGATGAATTTTTCAAAAATATCAAATGTTACCAAATATCGATATTATGATTGGGTCATTACAACGCCTACCATGCTTTTTACATATTGTATGTATTTGTATCATATAAATCAAAATCAAAAAACGGATAACAAAACATTTTATGAATCTATTGAAGCCAATGTCTCTGATTTGCTGCCTATTTTTGTTTTCAATACCATCATGTTATTTTTCGGTTATTTAGCGGAAATAGGAAAAATGGACGCAATCACTTCCGCTATATTCGGGTTTGTTCCGTTTATTATAATGTTTTATTTGATTTATGATACATATGCAAAATATACGGATATCGGGAAGATCACGTTCGTATATTTTGCAGGTATTTGGTCACTATATGGATTTGCTTCGGTTCTCAAATATACCTACAAAAACGCTATTTATAATATACTTGATTTGTTCGCCAAGAATTTCTTTGGTATATTTTTAGGGTTGGTGTTATTATATGGCAAAAACTCATCGATGTAAATATGCTTGTTCAATAATACTAAGCAGATCATTTTTTTCAATGTTTACATATTCTAGTAAACATTTAATTATTCTTACCTTATTTGGCGGGTGACCAATCTCATATGAATATTCTCGTTGAATATTACTATTACAACTATATAACTTGGCGATTTCCTTTATTATATTTTCTTCTAACTGTTTTAATCCATTGAAAATGATTTTTTCTTCTTCTTTTGAAGCTTCATCGCCGTCGTCAATATAATAATTGTGTATTTGTTGTGTCCATTCAAGTTCAGTTTCTTTATTCCATTTATTTTCATGACGAATATGGAGGATTTGTTGATGTTCATCTTCGTTTTTTATGCACTGGATTGGTCGTTCATCAATCGGTAACTTATCCAATTCGTTTTTGAGCATTTGAACCACTTTTGAAACATAGTTCTCGCTACTAATTGTAGGTTGATATGTTTTATCTACTTCCATATTTTTTATCATATCTAAGAAATTAATACTCTTTGTGAAATTTTCATTCAATATTAAATTGACATTGATATTGTTGTTATTAATTTGGTTTGTTTGATTTTCTATGTTGGTAGAATGAGGGTGTTGGCAATTTGATTTTATATCAACCATCATGTTTTTTATTTCTTTCATAGTCTCTTTCATTTCATCATCTACGATTTCTATTTTTTGAAAATTACATTTACTAGAATGTTTCCATGCTCCTGATTGACATTTAAATGTTCTATTGCACTTAATACAGTTATACATAAACATATCAGAATTTTCAACACGCTCTCTATGACGGTGTGATAATAAATGTCTGTTATAAGTTTGCATAGAATTGCTAAAAAAAACACAACTATCACATGAAAATTTATTTACCTTACTCATTATATAGATAATATATTTTATTTTAGCAAAAGTCACGAATTAATTCCTTTTGCTTAGCAATTGGAACGAAATAATTCCTTTTGCTAAATGCCTAAATTTTTTATAGGGATTTAAAAAGTCTTTGAATTTTTTCAAAAAGAAAAGG